CAAAAGACCTCAGAATCTCTGAGGTCTTGAAGTAGCGGAAGGGAGATTCGAACTCGGTATCAATTCTCTCAAACCCGCATAAATACTGAATTTCTTTATCTCCAAAGGTGTTACCTCGTGTTACCTTTTACATTGATAATGCTTTTGCAATATATTCCTGCATTTCACTCTCTGTCTTGTTATTAAAATAGTAATGATCGAGAGTTGTTCTGATATCTGTATGCCCCATTTGTGTTTTTATTACCGATTCTGGAACATTTCCATCTATCAACTTTGTTGCATATGTCTTTCTTGCCTTGTGAATTGAACGTTCACCAATTCCTATTCTATCACATATCACATATAGCCGCCTTGTAAATGCCTGACCTTTTATTCGTTTACCGTTTTTCATAAAAATATATTGCCCAAATGGATTGAGCATTTTTATTTTTCTCATAAGTTCTTTGGTATCTGCGGTAATTATAACATCTCTAAACCCGGCATCACTTTTAGGAAAATTTTGAACATCAAATACATATTTGCCATTATCATCTCTATATCTTATTTCTGTCTTTGATATATGTATCTTATTTTCTCCGACATCAGACCATGAGAGGGTAGATATTTCCCCAACTCTCAATCCTGTTTTAAATGCCAAAATAATGCCAAGTTCTATCAATGTAGGCTCATCTTCCATTACAAATCGTTCAATTAAAAGTTCCTCATCCTTAGAAAATACCAATTCGCAGTCTGACTTATGGTTCTTTTTAAATGACTTTTCCGAAATTTCCAAATCACCCATAAAACTGGTTATGCTCAGGCTGGTATAATGTTTTTTCTTTGCATATTTGAAAATTCCGTTAATCAATATCCGCATATCAGAATAAGCTTTTTGCGTAAGTTCCAGTTTTGAAATAGCTGTTTTTATGAATGATTCCAATATTTCTTCATCAATGTACCGGATTTTTCTATTTGCAATCGGCAAATACTTATTTTCAAAAAATCTTTTAAAATTTGTCTCGTACTTGTCCTTTGTCTGTCTTGTTATTTCACCATATTCAAGTTTTTCAGAAATCCAATTAGAATATACCTGAATAACTGTAGGTTCATCCTCCTTAGCTTTATAGAACTTTACTATTTCATCTTCAATTGCTTTTTCAGATGTTCTCTTTACAAGTCTCTTTCCTCTCTTATTATCTTCATCTGGCAAATATGTGTAAAACTTTCCATCTTTTCCTTGCCAAATGCTGTAAGTGTGTTTTTCAATAAATTTTTTCCTTTCGTTCATTTCAATTTTTTTCTGAATGGTGTCTATGTTTATAATACCATTTTCGATGGCAATATTCAACAACTCACTATTTGAAAGATTTCCCGTTTAACTCACCTTCTAACTTTTTTACTTTCTGTTTAATATCAAAAATTCTTCTTTCCACTGTTCTTGTTGATACGCATAGTCTCATGGCTATTTCTTTTGAAATAAGTCCACGGGCAAGAAGATAAAATATTTCTTCTTCCTGTTCCGTGAAATTGGCGTTTTCAATAATTGTTTCAAGCTCTGGCTTAGTCAGTTTTGAAAACTTCATAAGCCACTATCCTCCAATATTTTATTCTTCTCCCCGCCAGATCTTCGGTGTACCGTCAGCGTTGAGCATGACGACATATTCTCCTTAATCTGAACAATCCCTGATATCATCTACGTCTCCTGCCAAAAAGCTGTCAAATACTTCTGCTACTCTCTCTATAAGGTCTCCATCATGTCCATTCTCTCTCATCTGCTCCGAGAAATCTTTCTGTGAGCACTCAAGTAAACCATTTTCCAACCTTGTCCATTCTTTTCTGTAAGTTATTCCATTCAATTCCAATGTTTCATTAATTCCGTTTTCCGTCAGTTCTACCGTATATTTCATGTAATTCTTCCTCTCTTTCTGCATTATATTTCTTCCACGCAACAATTTTGCTTCTATAAAAATACTCTGGATCTCCACTAAAGCACTTACCTCTTCTAATAGAATGTCCCTTGCGCATAAGAGTGCCAACAAATTCACGCTGTGGCAAAAGTAGGTTGTCGTTTGCTGACAATAAGAAAACCTTTGTATCTAACGGGCAACTGTCCATGTCATAATTCCAATCCATCTATGATCCTCTCCTTCTGTGTTCATCAATCATACGGTTCGCCGCAAAACGGACACTGTGACAACAATAACGGCATTTTTTCCTCTTTTTTCTTACCTTTTTTCTTTACTGTAAACTCTAAATATGCTTTGCCTGTCAAAAGTTCCACAGGTGCTTCCACGCTTTCAGCGTCAAGCAACTCTTTCATCTTCTCTTCCATTTCATTCATACAATTACACATTATTTTCCCTCTCTTTCCGTATCATCTCCGCGCCGCATATACTACTGCGGAAAGTGGTATGATGATCGTTTGGTTTTGTTATCTGGTTCTAAAATAAACTCATCTGGTTCTCGTCGTACTGATAAATGCGTCCAGTCATGATCCTCCCTAACTGACGCAATCTCTCCACCCGTGGTTTCTGCTTAAGATTTGCCATATAATTATTATCCACTTCCGGCGGTATGGATAAATAACATTCCTCCGGTAATGGCAACTGATTTTCTGTGCAGGCCTCGCGGATCTTTGACTGATAATAAATAATGTGATTTCGCACCAGATTCATATTGCAGCCATCCGACCAGAACGGATCATTACACCCGTTCTGATTGATAACTTTCCAGTGTTCTATTTCTCTGCGGATGCACTGGCAGTACTCTTTCGCTTTATCTTCTGCTGTCTGTATCATGGCAACACCTCCAAATCTTCCAATGGAACATAATGTTTTAAATTGTTCGCATAATAAACAACTGCACATTTTACTGTTTCTTTTGCTCTTTTCGATACATAAAACGTTTCCGGAATAACTCCGACACCTACATCGCATTCGTCTTGATAGACTGCATCAAGATAACCTTTGATAACAATATTCTTATATCCGACAATTACGCCGATGAAATTCTTATCAACGTGTTTGAAATAAGTTTTCTCGATATATTCAACATTCTTTTCGACAGTGCCATCATTGTTTCCATCTGCCAGATTATTGTCCATTGCATCAGCAGTTAATGTTTCCCTGTCGAGATACAGCCATCTTCCGTCTTTAAATGGTTTATAGAAGCCTTTGCATTTTACTTTATCAAATAATTTCATGGTAGCACCTCCGAAAAATTAAGTTTCATCTGTGGATCCGGCTCATAGTTCATCCACACCGTTTCCATCCGTAGCTTTCCGTGCTCCGCACAGCTTGAAAACTGTTTTTTCTCCCATCCGTTCAGATAGTCGTTATACATTTCTGACTCGTAACCCGAAATCATAATCTTTGCTTTACTCTGCAGTAACGCTTTCAATAATTCCTCGTGATCCGCATCTGTCATCTCATGTTTATATTGTTTTCCTGCTCTGGTACTCAAAACATACGGTGGGTCAATGTACATAAAAACATTTCTGTAATTAAATCTCTCAATCACTTCCACCGCCGGGCGGTTCTCGATCTGTACCATGCGCAACCGTTCCGCTATGTCAATGATCCATTCCGGCAGACGGTACCAGTTCCATAATGCATAAGCTCTTTCTCTGCCCTGTACATCATTTTTCCATCCTACCTTGCTGCCATTGGTACGGAACCCGTGCCCCTGCCAACACTGGATTAAAAACCGCAATGCTTTATGATACGGCTCGTCCGGCATCATCAACTCCCATGCATCCAGCTTATATGTATCCTCATATTTTTCACGACTGAACGGTGTAGTCATTACCATTCTGGCCAGACGTTCCGAATCCTCCTGTATACACCGGAAGATATTCACAACGTCATGATCCAGATCATTAATCGTTTCGATATCAGATACCGGCTTATTAAATAACACGGCCCCGCTGCCGAAGAACGGCTCTACATAGCTGTGATGTTCCGGTATCAGTTCCACCAATCGGGGAGCAATGTTCCATTTACTTCCCGGATATTTCAATACTGTTCTCATTTTCTTCAAAAGGAACCCGATATATCGTTGCCCCGGCCGGAGGTTCGGCTCCTTTCTGATATTCCATGCACATATCTACAATAGCGCATTTTGAATTTGTTTATGTTGCGTTTTATACAACAAATTCATCGTTTTATTGCTTTTAAATCATCCAATCTAATGGCAAACCTCTCACTCCTTTTTTATTTCAAAATTTCATCTAAGCAGGCATTCCAACCAACTTTATATGATGGTGCAATCCTGTCCGGCTGTGGATATTTTCCGCACACTTTCATTTTCTCTGGCAGTTCCCGGAGCGGGCACCAATCCGGCTTTGCTTCTTCACTATTTAATGAAAGCTCTTCAACGCCAGTTGCATAACACTCGTCATCTTTTGAGTTCCAAAACTTACACATGGTGCAATCTTCCGGATTATCCATAACCAATACTGCTTTAGCCATATAATTCTTCCTTTCTTCACTGCACTATCTCTTTTACCTTTTTCTCGTAAAATTCTTCCGAAATATACTGATCTCTATGAGGGAACTTACTGTCTGTCAGAACAGCATAGGCTTCCGCCCAAGACAGACCTCCTCTGGCTGCTAATCTGTCTAATGTCTGTCCACAATGGTTTTTTAATGCCTGTTCTTCATGCGGTTTAATGATATCGTAGGGAATATATTCCTTCCCTTTGTTTGTCATAATCGGAAATTCTTTCATATACTACCTCTATTTCAGTTTACAACATTACCAGTTCCCACTTGTTAATAAGCGTACTTGCAATGCTTCTTGTTACATGCGTCATAATTTCAGCTTGTGAATGATTTTCTGCAGCATACTTTCTAACAGAATCCAAATCATAAGAAAACCCTGCATCGTCAAGGTACTGTCTGATAAACCGCTCATTGTCTTCCGCTGAAAGCCTATGTAACTCATGCTTTTCTGTAAATCTACGCTTCACTGCGGTATCAACATCATCCATAAGGTTTGTTGCGGCAATAATTACGTGGTCATTCGTAACGGAATCTAATAGCTGTAATAAACATGTAGTGCTTCTGGAAATTTCTGCGCTTGCACCGCCACCACCATATTCCCTCTTTACTGCCAAGCTGTCGATTTCATCCAACATTACAACGCATTGATGCTGGTTTATGAAATTAAACAGATTCGTGAGATTTTTTGCAGTTCCACCAAGATAACTATCAAGCATTCTTGAAAAATTCACATATAAATACGGCATTCCAAGTTTATATGCTACATATCTGGAAAAAGCCGTCTTTCCGACTCCACTCTCGCCATAGAGCAATGTTGCATTCAGATACGGGATCTGTTTCTCCATAAGCTGTAAACTCACATCATTCATGTTCTTGATCAGTTCGAATAATTCCTTTTCTTCATTGGTCAGATAATATCTGCTTTCTAAGTATGTATTTGTCAGATCTTCCATCGTTGCAAAACTGGAAACATTTGCTGGTAGCTCCATAAGATTCATTCCACCAGATCGTAACAAACTTTGATATTTTGTGACTGCATAATGATTTTTCTGAGTTGTATCCTCAGTGCAACAGCAAAGAGCTGCATCTTTTGCTTTTTGTATATTGTTTTCAGCCACATATCGCACTAAGGCAAGTTGATTTCTTGTCATTCCCATTTCATATTTCCTCCTGCTTCTCGCACCGCTCAAATTCAATTACCCACACCCACGGATTCGCATCCCAGCCGTAGCGGTCAATGTCGGATTTCTTGACGGTGGAGTTCCATAATGCTTGCATAGCTCCTATTGGAGTTGTGCAGCAATTATGCATATCTGTTTCTTGCTTCCAGGTAAATCCTGTTGGACATTCATCATACTGTATGCCTTCACGTTTTGCTTGCTCATCGGTTATCTCCTGCAACCGCTCCACTCTCACATTCATAACCTTAAGCCAGATGCGTGCGGCTTCTTTCGGCATGCGAATGGATGGTTTCCATCCAAAACCAGCGAAATTAAGGCTGTCTAATCTGTATATGTCACAATCAGCCTTGTACATTGTCAGTCCTGCATAATCCATCCATGTCTCTCGGACATACAGGATATCGCCCGGACAAATAGGACAAGTTCTTTCTGCTATGCTTAACTGTTCCGTATGCTCCTTATCAACAAAGTTATGTACTGCATAAGTTCTCTTGTCGGTATTGTAAAAATCCATATCCGGCACAGTACACTCATTGGCATCTTTGCAAATCCGTCTGGTGCAAGTCTTTCTTCCGTCCAGAATCGCCCGAACCATTTCTGTGTTGAATAAAATCGGTTTAATTGCCATCTACCCCACCGCCTTTCACAATCTCGATTGCTCTTCTGTATGCATCTACATACGCATCCTTTTCATTACTTGTCAGCAATTCATCAAATTCTGCGTTGTCAATTTTCATTTCCAACTGTTCCACAACCTTGTTCTGGTCGTAGGCGGTAGGCTGTGCATTAATCATTTCAAACGCACTTTCTGCCGTAATTAAACTGTCTTTTCCTCCAACTTGCTTGTAAAATAACTCTGCATTCATTGCATCTGCATCAATCAGTCTCATCGTTCGCCCTCCTGTTCCATGCTTCTACAAATTCACCCCAGTCATAAGTACCGGTGCAAAACTCCAAGCCACATTTGCAATGAATGTTAATAGGGTCGCCACCACTATCTGGGTCAATAAATGTCGGGTGCCAATCCCTACACGGTTCATACACATCTTTTTCAATATCTATACTGTGTCCGCAGAACGGGCATGGTTTAAGTTCTTCGCTCATTCTTCATCATCTCCACTTCTTGATAACTTCAACTCTATTCCATCAATATTCCCCGCAAGTTTGTTCTGGCACCTCCGTCAACCCATCCAAGGCATAGCATCCGGCAAATCCTTCTAATTTAACAACCATCGTTCCGCACATGTTGTACGGCTCGCTGACAGCCTTAAATACCTTGCCTTTATTCTTCTCCGATACATAATACTTATCATTCATGGTTACTTTTTTACCTTTAATCATTTCTACACCTCCAACAGTTCCGGATTATCAAAAACGTTGCCGATAACTTCTACACACTTTCGTTCGAGTACGTAAAATCCTAAATTACAGTAGCAATATCCGCTTTCTCTATCTTTTGAGTAACTATAATCAAGCGTCCAATCGCCCTTATTATATTTTACAATTTCCGGATATTCTTCTTTTCTATCACAAACGTCATTCTCCCAGATCAGCTTGCCGTTCTTATCCTTAAGTCCGGTACACTGGCAGATGGTGTTATCCAAAATATGTACATCATGCGGAATACCTGTAAGCATATTCCACTCCACCCATTCGCCGTTATCAATCCGCTTTCCACGGCATAAATATCTATTCTCCATCGCGTTCCACCTTTCTTCCTTTGATCTGTTCTAACATGATCCTCGATACCTCTGGAAGTCTTAAACTTTCCATGCATCTATTATGCAGATTGCTTTCCTCATTCCACTTTGCCACCGGACATTTCTTACAGAGGGTGTTCGTGCAGAACTCTCCGATCTGTCGGATAGTCAGTTCTTTATTTGTCATGTGCATTGTTCTCATCTCCTTTGCAAAATCCTCTGTGTTCATGCACGGAGAAAGAAATACTTCCAGTCTGCTTCATGTAAGTCAATTTTTCTCCGGTCAACTCACATTTGTGTTTACGTTCATTCAAATACTGACATCTTCCATCACAATACATCGCTTTCCCCCTCCATTTCTTTCAACTTGGCTTCGGCTTCCTCTCTGGTAAGGAATACTGTTATTCCAAGTTCTGTTTTCGAGAAGCCTGCAACATTTTTACAAATCCCTTCAAGCAGCGTCCAATTAAATTGAATAACGTTGCACGGGTAGATGGTGATTGATTCAATCACAAATTTTGATATTCTTTTTCTTTCTGCATTAATTTCCCAAACGATATCTCCAACCTTGCACGGCAACCGCAGAAGTAATCCCAGCTCTTCGGCTTGCTCTCTATTTGCAAGTCTTTCCGCAATCTCTTCCAGGGCTTTGTATCTTCCATCTTTCGCAAGCTGGGTAATGGTAATTCCTTCATCATCCGGTAAATCTGCTGGATGAAATAAAACTTCTCCATTCTCTGCCACATATGTTAACCTCTCCATGCTATCCCTCACTTTCTGCCCGAAGCCATTCGAGCCAACCATCTTTATCCAGTGAAATATTGTACTGTGCAAATATTTCTGCCAACTCCTCATCCGTCATGTTCCGAATCCGGTCTGCATTGGTCTTTTTTCTTGTTACTGCATATCCTTCTGGATGTATTCCATCTTTCATATCATTCCTCACTTTCTCTGTATGGCTCCGGCAGTGGCATCCAAGCGATAACGTCCAAAATATTCATTCCATCCGTAAAATTAATTCCATTCCAGAATGCTCTAAATGGATATACCTTGTCTTGCGCGTTACTTCCGTATTTTGTTGTTACTAAATACACTTCAAGACATTTCCACTCAAATAACGAATTTTCTTCCGGTTCTTCCGGCAATCTCTCACTACATGGAATCCATCCGCTTTCCTGCTCCAAAATCCTGTTTACCTCTTCCTCTGAAATCACTTTCGTTAGTGGAGAATACCCGCAGGCTTCTGTTGCTGCCTCAGATATCCTGTTTTTAATCCTGCTTATTTTCATTCTGATCCTCACTTTCCGGCAACATAGCATATTTATAGCTACTCATTTTACCGTCGTATGTGCTCCATGACGTTTTTCCGTAATCCCATGTATAAACCGTTTCATCTTCATATTTTGCAAAATGTTCTTTGCTCCACGCAAAAAGTTCAGAATCTCTGACCAAAATCGGTGTATCGACTGGAACTTCGCTCCAATCAACATACTGGCTGTTCGCCCATTCTTTTGCTTTTTCTCTGCAACGACCAGCATTTCTAATGTCATTATCGCAAAAATCGCATTTATCGCAGACTCCCCTGCATTTTTCCAGTTTCCCATTAATTAACGCAATATTGCATCCATCACATGCAATATTTAAAATCTCTTCCTCGTATTTTTCTCTATTCAGCATCTTTCTTCTCCTTCCCGTACCGCAACTGATACGGTACTTCCTTAAAATCTCTCAATGCATCCGGGTTTGAATGCTTCGGTATTCTCGTCTGACGTTTTTCCATCTCTGCTATGATTCTGCGTCTCTCTTTGCTTTCTCTGTGCAATTTATACCTCCGTCATTTTCCAAGACTGTTTACAAATTGTTCTGACCTCGTATAAGCCTTATCCAACAGTTCTAAATATTCACTAAAGGAAATCTGTGCTTTTTCAGATAACTCCCTCGGATAACGCTCTAACAAAGCCTTGACGCACTGTTTCATGTCTCAAAAATATCCGATTGTTCGAACGCTTTCTTTTTCATTGCCGTCCTTATCTTGTCCGGCATATCTCTGTCTCAGGGTGTAATTCAGAGGATCAATCTCCACAAAATATCCATCCTGCAGTTCCACAACTAACTTGTCCATCAACCATTCCTCCTATATTTCATACGTCTTTCCAATAAACCGCTTATCAATGTACTTACATTCCCATTCCAGTACACTTGCAACTCCTGTCATAGTTTCATATCCAGTAGCAAGGCAGTTAATCAAATATCTGATTCTCTCATAAACCTGTCTGATCTGATTTGCCGAAAATTTAAACTGTGTTTTAAGGCAGACACCCAACATTGCAAAGTAATTAAATACCTGTGCCAGTAAAAACTTATTTGCCTGTATCATGCAGTTCGGTGCAATCTTTCTCTCTACCAGATAAAAGCTCTCACGATACGGAATCTTATTGGTTTCTTCCCGCACATCAATACCGCATTTTGTTTTCATGAAATATCCAAGCTCTTCTGCTGACATTCCATCCTTTTCGGAATCTCCTAAATACGTTTCAATCGTCTGTTCTACTCTGATAATTCTTTTCTGACCGAATCCAAACATATCATGAAGTGCCTGGTATGCCATCATGCGAACGTTATAATAAGATTCTGTAATCAAATAGTCCGCATTGTTCTGTGCCTTGGCATATTTCTGTATTCCAATCAGTTCACTTTTGGAATACCCAAGTGGCTGCATCCGCTTTTTCTTTCTCACTAATGCATTACTCATTTGCTTTTCCATCTCCTCTCAACATCTTCAAAATGACTAAATACAAGACTTTGAACATATTTTGATATATTTGTCCGTGCATATTTTTTAATTAGCATTTCCCCTGCTTCCATCATTCCTTGGAACCACTCATCTTCGTTATCAGCTTCATAAAACTGCTGCCGGAATTTATAATAGTCATTAAAAAACTGCCATTCTTCGGAACCTTTTTCAAATTTCTTACTTGCCATAATCATTCACCTTTTAATCAAATGGTGTGCTGCCACATACTTCTCGGAAACCGTCTTTCTGTCGCATCCGTGCTTGAATCTGTTCAATGGTTTCGGTTCGCTCGATAAATTCCATACGATCACCTTCAAACTGAACAACTTCTCTAAACGGTGTACCCTGTCGATTCTTTTCAACTTTCAAGCCTTTAAATTTTCTGTCTTCATCCAAATTCCACATAAGAATAATATTGGAAGCATCCTGCTCAATATCTCCGGATTCTCTTAATTCGGACATTGTAGGCTCTTTCGTTGCATTCATTTCCGATACTCGGTTAAGCTGTGACAATAGGATGATCGGAACGTGAAGCTCTCTCGCAAGTGCTTTGAATTGCTTCGAAACTTCCCCGACTTCGGATGCACGGTTATTGAACTTCCGGTTACACCGTACCAATTGCAGATAGTCAACTACGATCACGTCATATCTTTGATGCCTGCATTGCGTTCTTATTTCCTCAATAACATTTGTCTGATCGTCAATTGTGATCGGATATTTTTCAAGCTCATCATTTGCCTTGTCAAATGCTTCTTTCTCTCCACCAAGAAAAGCCTTTGCCCTGCGAACTCTTGTCAGACCAATCTTTGACATTCTTGAAACAAACCTTTCATAAATCTGACTGTTGTTCATCTCCATGTTGTAGTAACAAGTGTTATAGCCTTTTCTTGCCATATTCTCGATTATTTGTGCCACAATAGCAGACTTACCAACTCCCGGTCTCGCGGCAACAACTGTAATGTCTCCGCCTTCAAGACCGCCAAGGCAATCGTCAAGATGGTAAAATCCTGTCTTTACCCTGTCCTCTCCAACATCATCATTGAAGTATTTATCTTTGTTCTCTGATACGATTTGCTTCATCAACTTAGATTTCTTCAACTGATTAACTTGGATTTCTTCAAGCCTTGTAAGAACTTCCGCGATCGAATTATCAATATCACATGGTCTAAGGCTCACTCTCTGGAAAAGGCTTTTTGTTTCCCTTGCCCGCCAATCCTTAATGACTGCATCCGCATAGCTTTTTATTGCCGTTGAGACTGGGGTAACAGATATGCATTCTTTCAATTCGCTTGCAATTATTTCCGGCTCCCATTTGTGGTTTTCAAGTGTCTGAGACAGTGAAACGACATTAATGTTTTCTCCACGATCATACATGGCAAGCATTTCAGCAAAAGCATCTTGACAAAATTCAGAGCTAAACATTTCCGGCTTCAATTTGTTGTAAATCTTGTACATGGAATCATTGTCAATCAATACACATCCGATCACTCCAATTTCTGCTTCTGTCAACTGTCATCACCTCGCTTTCGTTTCTCTACTTGGCGAATCCAGTAATCGCAATCCTCTTTCAGCCAGTCTCCGTATTTTGGTATGTAGCGATAATTCGTATCATCCGGATTCTTCTCTATATAGTCAGTAACATATGCCACTGTAGCCTCATATATCAGCTTTGCAACGGCTTTCCTGTTCGGCTCGATAACTTCTAAAAGCTTGTCCATCCATGCTACCTTGGCAGACGTTAACGACGTTTTCTTTGGATATGCATTGATCGTGTATTCCCATCCCCATTCCGCGTCAAAGTCCAAATCAGATGCAGGCACGCTTTCTTTTGTATTTTCTATCTCTATATCTGTATCTATATCTTTCTCTATATCTATCTCTACATTGCAATTTTGTTGCAAAATGTTGCACTCCGTTGCTCCACTGTTGCATTGCAACGCTTTTTGTGCATTTTCCCTAGATTTCCGACTTCTTCTGGTACTTGCAGTCTCACTTCCTAGGTTATCTTGCACAAATGGCAACTTGTACTCAATAGAATCGGATGTTTCAAGCAAACCGCAGGAAAGAAGAAACTGAATCGTCACTTGAACATTGATTTCGTCCTCGTCAATATCAAGGGCGATCTCTTTGTAAAATTCATCTTCCAATCCGGAATATTCCAGATAGCCACCTTTTTTCAACGACAACAACTGCATCTTAAGATAGATGATCGTATATGTATCGCCACCAGCCATCTTTCGGAGTTTTTTGATTCGTTTACTATCAAAAAAATCATCCATCAGCTTAAGCCAGTAATACCGCTTATTCTCCGCCATTTTCACTACCTCCAAGCAATTCAATAACCTTTGCCCCTGCATCTTCCGGGCGACAAAATACGAACTCAACGCCATACTTAAGTTGCATTGTCAACATAGCTTTTGCCAATACCTTGCCAGATGTCGGCTTTGTTTTCGGTAGCGGTACATTCAGCAATTTTCCAAGCGTGTGCATATATGCAATATTGTTATACCGGTCTACTCTTGGATTATGCCATGTAAATACATCATTGACGGAATACACCTTGTCTGTATTTTCAATAAGCACATACAGCTTAATACCGTTGTTCTGCGCTAAAATGCACTCATCACGGAATCTCGGATGTGCTTTTCCACAGATATTCCCTGCAATTTCCTGCATGTCCTTTTTCGTGTCAACGGAAACATCATATGTGCCAAGAAAATCCATCTTTTTAAGTTCCATCTTTCGCGCTGTCTTGCGCTTAATCACATCCATTACCTTATCCGTGGCAATTATGTAATCTCCAACCGGTAATGGTGCACGCAAGACTTCCATATCGTGGCTTTTGAAATATCTATTCTTAAGGATATGTAAGCCCTCTTTCTGTCCTTTATCCTCAATTATTAACACGTATTCTCCTTTCTGGCGGTCACTTTTAGCAACCGCCAAAGATATCTCATGGCTTTTGATAAAATGTTTGTGATATATTAAATTCCTTGCCAAAATTTCAGATACCGCATGAATGGGTTTCTTTTAGGCTTTCGCCAAGGTGTTGCAACCATCAGAACGGACAAAGGTTCATATCAACTTCCAATCCTTTTTCTGCAATATAAACATCTGCTCCGTATTTAATTGTTTCTTCTGTCTTTTGTTTGAAAAGTGCGGGATTTCCGCTTTTATCTGATAGGTGAATTAAAACGACATTTCTTAATGCCGGGTTATCATTAGTAGAAATAAATTTAAGTGCCGTATCAAGGCTCATGTGACCTCGTAGGCGGTGTTCGTAGTTCGGCTCGTCCCGGTCTACAAGTTCCATGTCATAGTTAGCTTCAACCATGATATGCTCAATGTTCAGCTTTGAAAAATCGTATTTGCAGTATTCCAAGTCAGTCATGAACAATAACTGTCCCATTTCCTCATGCTTGATTAAATAGCCGTAGCACTCGATTTCTGTATCATGCGGCACATTGAACGGTGTTACCGAAAAACTGCCGATTTGCCGTGCTGTGCGTGGTGGAATGGCTATTGTACGTTCTCCGGTTATGGTTTCAAGTGCGGTCTGCGTTTCAAAAGCCGTGTAAACCGGAATGCCGGATTTCATGAAATCTTTTATGTATCGTGCATGGTCTCCGTGTTCGTGGCTTACAATGCATCCGGAAACATTTGCTATTTTCCAATCAATCATTTTCTTAAAATCAAGAAATTTGCATCCGGCTTCAATGGCAAGGATTTCGCCATTTCCGGCAATTAAGGCGTATGAGTTGCCGGAACTACTTGAACCCAAAACTCTAAGTTTCATTGTTTTCTCCGATCTTTGAAAACTCTGTGTAGACCTCATTTTCTGCATAATAGAGGTTATAATCACATTGCTCGATATACCACCACAACTTCTTATGCCCGAGTCTCAATACATCCTGCCAATAATCGGTAACCTTATACCCTTTATCAACAAGCTGTCTAAAACTCAATTCGTCAATTTCTTTACTGTCAGCTACGAACATTGCGATATTCATGATCTGTTCAAGTGTGAAATCTTTTGTTACCACATAAACAACTCTCACGATCTCATTACCGGTTCTGCGAATGTGCTTCAACTGCTCAAATGTGTTTGGATGATACACAGCCCTTTTGCAATCGTAGAACGGGAATGTACTTTCGTCCGTCATATAGCTTGTATGCAGTTCAACCGGAATATGGTATGTAGCACAATTGACATGGTAATTGTTAACAATCGAAAACAGCTTTCTGTACCAGTCAACATGTTTTTCATACTCATGCAATGGGTCTCCACCACCGGAAATAGAAATAATATTGCTACTTGTTTCCTTTAAAGTCTTAACCAGATTGTCGAGACCACAAAGCGTTGTTTTTGGCACTTTAATGCCGTTTTCTCTAACGATGCAATAAGGGCATTTTCCGTGACACCCAAAATTTGTGATAATACTTAAATATTTTTCCATACCCTACTCCAATTCTTCCTCTGTGGGAAACTGAAAGATAGCATTGCTAATGCATTCTATTTTTGACGGCTGATTTTCTGTTCGCACCATAATGCCGCATTTCTTTAATCTTTCAAATTCCCTTGCCACATCTTCCGAAATATCAACATTCTGCATTACGATAGGCATACCGATATATGTATCTCTAAGCATTTCCATAGCTTTCTTGGCTTTTTCTTTGGAACTGTATCCAGCCATTTTTGTTCCCATTGCTGTCGAAGAGTTGTGGCAAAAGATAGCTGCGTGTTCAACATTCTCATATCTCCCGACTGCCATGCTCAAAGAACTGATTTCATAAGGCGCATCAATTGTGCCATCCTGTGATATAATTCTCATGCAGCTACCTCTAATCTTTCATAAAGTCTGGCACGTCCTCGTCATTCTCAACGACTTCTCCGGCTACTTTTTCTGGCTGTGGTTCAACTACTTCGCTCCCGGTCTCAATAGCTTCGGATTCAGCTACAACAAATGGCTCTGAATTGGCATTTTCAGAAATATCACGCTTGACCTGTTCCTGCAAATCTTCCATAGGATATTCCTTGAAATCGTTGTCCTGCATTTCCTCTTTCGTATACAGTCCCATTGTCAGTTCCGGGCAATTCAGACTGGAGAAGAACGATGCGGCACGATACCGAAGCATTAACTGCGGCATGGTTTTCCATTTGCTACCGTTCTTGCCAAGCCATCCCTCGGCTTTAGCCATTTCCATGTCCACGGTCATACCCTCAACTCTACGACCATTTTTCATAGTCCAAGCAAGGCACGAATAAGGCTTACCGTCTTTATCTCTAGTTTCCTCAAACTGTAATTCCATATCGAATTTGCCGGAATTATTGATTGCCGCAATCAGAAACTTTGAACTCCAAGACGGTCTACCCTGGATCACATACAGATTCTGCATAACCATCAGTGGGCTTACTCGCAGTCTCTGCGCCTGCTCAATAGCAATCAGACAGTTTGCATCGTTCTTCTGGAATGTTGCCGGAACGATAGTTGAACTCGCCAACGCCTTTGCCATCTGCATAGCCATAATGAAATTATCTGATGTTCCGAAAATTCCAAGACTGTAATCTGTAACTTTGTTTCTGTGCGCAACCTCTTTCTTTTCCTCTGCCTTTTCTACTGCTGTGTTCTCTGCCATAATTATTTTTCCTCGCTTTCTTTCCTTATTGCTTTTTTAAATGCTCCATTTTTAAGAAATTTCAAAACAAGATTGAGTTGCATATTCTTGATAACCTCTATGTGCTTTGTACTGTGATACCACATTACCCATTCCTGTTTCAAAAGTTCCTCAATGCTTGTAATCTGCTCACCCTCTGCGAATTTTCGCTGACTCAAAAGGTATTCCCTGTGTTTTTGGATTTTCTCGCATTTTGTACACTCTTCGGAAGAATACCTTGAACAATGCTTTCCATTAAGGTTTAAAGACAATGCACAATATCTACATGGATTAACTCTCATCGTCACCACCGCTTTCCAGTTCCTCATATTTCTTCACAACCGCCACTTTATCAGCACCGTAGGTTTCCACCCATGCCATATCCACCTCTTCATCTGTAACTGTCAGCTTTGCACCTTTGGCATTTACAACCGTATCACCGGCTTTTACGGAATCCTCGGTGCGGTATGTATAACTTCTGGTGCTGTTTGGGAATTTTGCTTTGATATAATTCATTCTGATACCTCACTTTCCGCTTCTTTCTTTTCCTTTTCAAATTCTTCTTTACTGCAAATCAATAATCCACCAATATAGCTATCTGGCTTTGTGAGTAATCCTGTAACAATTTCATTTGGCATAGCGATTGTCACATTTCCCCATCCGTCCTTGCCACTATGAGCAGATATGATATTGGATAATGGGGAAACCTTTAAGTCCTTGTTATTCTTCTGCGACATTCGTTCCATTATTCCTAATGTTCCAATGCTCATCCTACACACCCTCCACTTTCAACTGCTTGTCCTCTGAAACACTCAAAAGAATTAACTGCGTATCCATATCCGGCACATTGAACTCATTCAGCGATTCGGCGTTATCTACGAAAATCGGCACGCTCACACCGTATAACTCGCTAAGAGAACGGATAATATCAAGTCCGGCTACAATTCTGTGACCGCTATTCAAAGTCGAATACGGCACTCCATTTACGGTGCACTCACAGCAATCTTTCATACCACCATTCAACTGCATTTCAAAGAGTTTGAAATTTACGGTCTTGAAATGGCTGTTGATAGATTCAGAAACCTTATTCAGCTTGAAGCGGATGAACTCTTCCAAGAGGTAAAGCATCTGCTCCTGGTCGGCAACTTTCTGCCCGATTTCTTTCTGCTCGTCACGAAGCGTTTCGATACGATCATCAATCGCAACATTGTTAGCCGCCTGCGCAATAACCTTGTTCACCTCGTCAAGCTGGCTCTGCATATCAGCTTTCTCGGCTTTCAAATCAGTAACAACCTTGTCTGCGCCCTCGGATTCAAGCTTTGCAATATCAGCAAGAATCTTGTCATGCTCTGCTTTCAGCTTCACATATTCTTCATTCTGCGAATAATCAGCTTCTTCTGGTATCTCAGATAACAGTTTGCAAAGTTCCTCTTTATTCGTAAAAGTCCCCTGCTCCTGTTTCTTTAAGGAATCTATTTCCATTTGCAGATCAGCATTTTTCTTTGTCAGTTCCTCGATAAGATTTTTCTTCGCAAACCCATATGCCTTGATTTCTTCCAAGTTGGATTCTTTCTTGGTAATAAAGTCACTTTTTGAATCATTTAGTTTCCGCTTTGCATCTGCCTTGGCTTTTGTCTTTCTTTCTTCAAAATCAGTCTTCAACTGCTCAATCTTATCAGCTGGCAACTTCTGACCGCATAAGGAACAAACCGTTGTAGATTCATCGAATATCCGCTTGGATTCATCAAAGAGATACGGAGTTTCATCAAACGCCTTGGCTTTCTCAGAATTATACTGTTCGCCCAGTTTCTTCCGCTCTGTATCCGCATCAGTGATAGTTTTTTCGTTATCAGAAATCTGTTTCTCTTTCAAAGAAATCGTAACCGCAAAATGTTCTAACTCATTTTTACAATCACGCAATTCAGCATCCATGATGCTTCTTTTGTTTGATAACTCGCGATTCATCGTCTGTTCCATGCCGGACATGTCAAACTGTAACTGCATTTCCTTACTTCTTAAATCGCCCAATGCGCTACCTGCATTCTCCATTTTCTTGTCACATTCAGCGATTCTTCTTACCAGATCTACCTTTGCAAGTTCCTGCTCTGCCACGTCAACGTCAACCTTGGATTTCTCGGCTTCATCAATACGCACCGGAATTTCAGCCTGTTTCTTCTTCCACCCGGATAACGCTTTGGAAAACTTAGCACGGATATCATCTGTGGACGGTGCTTTCTCCAACTCGCCGAGTAATGGGGCATACTTAGCATCTGTCTGCGCCAGTTCAACATCCGATACATCCGTTGCAAGGCGCATCAGAATATCGCGCTGATCTTTCCATTTCAGAGAAGAAAAATACTGCGGATTGGTCAGCATCTTAAACATATCCTCGCTCTGCGCAAGACCGGAAACATAAGCTTTGAAATCAGCTTCACTCTTTGGATAACCGTCAATTTCAAATGAATTGACATTTCCCTGCAAAGTCACGGTATCGGTGCCACGCTTCTTTACCCAGTTCTGCTTCTGAATCTTTGAAAGTTCCATTTCCTTGCCATCTACATCCAGAACCGCTACAACCTTAATCTCCACGTTATCAATGCGGTTGCCGTCCTTATCCAGTGGTCGGACATTGAACTTTTCCTCTCCGGCACTGTTCTTATTAAACAGAAGCCATGTAAACGCATCAAAGATAGTTGTTTTTCCTGCGGCGTTCTGTCCTTTAATACTTGTCTTATTAGAGAAATTCACATCAAGGCTCTTAATTCCCTTGAAATTCTCCATATGTAACGATCTAATTTTCAGTTTCATTTTCTTTCTCCTTCCACTCTTTATATTTTTTAAGTGCCTCTTCAAAGCATGCTTCATCGTCAATATATCCAAGAGCTGACTCTATAATTTTTGAATTAATAGTTGTTCCCTTTTTCCCCATCAGCTCAATGTCTCTTTGGTGTTCATTTGCAATAATGGCATATGCTGTATGAACTTTCGTCCTGCATGCAACCAGATCTGCATATTCCTCAACGGAAATTGTAACGGTATTTTCTGCCATCTTAATTTTCCTCCTCTAATACATTAATTTTGCTCACAGACACCTCATATGCTGTTCTCTGCTCTTCTGTTCCATCTTCATATTTCTTAATATATCCGCGGCTCTGAATGCGTCCATTGATCTCAATATGAGTTCCTACTTCCAACTGACCAACAAATCTTGCATTTCTACCCCAAACAACACATGGGATATAATCTGATTTTCCGTAGGAACGATTGACTGCGATTAATAAATCTGCAATTTCTCTTCCAAGCGGAGTTTTCCTGTAAATCGGTTCTTTGCATACATATCCGTCAAGCTGGATTTTGTTCAAATCTGTATGCTCTCCCGGATTCGCTTTTTCAATTTCACAGACGAATACATATAATAACAGACGATTTCTCTTTTCCTCATGTTTGTTATAAGAACTATACACACCGGAAACATTAACGGCAGTGCCCGTGTATTTATCATTCAGATTGATTAATCTCTCTGAAATAATTAATGGGATAATATCAGCCGTCCCACTTAATCTATCCACTTTGAGGTGCATATTATAAAATCCCTCTCCAAACACCTCATGGTTAAATTCCGGCTCTGTGATAATCGTTCCTGTAAGTTCCACTTTATTGTTTTCTGCTCTCATATTTGAATTTCTCCTTTTCTTGTGCTAAAATAGGCGCAAATAGCTTATGCTATTGCTTGAACTGGAATCATTCAGCTTTGGTCGGTTCGGATGATTCCTTTTCTTTGCTGTAATCAGTGTCAAATGTGATATAGGTAATACCGTCATCGTCATCAGACTCACTTCTGTAATCGTAATCTACAATCTCTTCTGTATACTCCTGCCACTCCCCATCTATTTTTGTTCCTATATAAATAAGAAGTAATCCAATCAATACAGGTATAGCAGTGACCGGATACTCCGTTGCATCAATGCAGATGCAAAACAGAAAAACAACGGTGCCGATCATTTCAATTACCTTTGCAAACTTCTTCATAGACACCTTACTCCTACCACTTATAGGAACCATTGGCAATCTCGTCACCATACAAGGAAACAAAATCTGTTATTAATGCGATAAACTCTGAATTTGTCGGCTTTCCTTTTTCCACTGAAAACGTATAGACAAAAATTTTGTTTATTGCATTTTTATTGCCATTTGTCCAAGTAACTTCTATCGCGTGCCGGATTGATCTTTCTACTCTCCAGACTGTATCGCCGTTTTCTTCTGCGATTTCAGTATAGAGTCCTTTAATAACGTTGATAAGTTTACTTCTGTTTTCAAGACATTTCTCAACCGCACTGATTATGTAACCGTAACCCTTAATGCTATGTTTTACGCCGATCTGATCTAATGTCTTTCTTAATGCAATGTTCTGTCTATCCATGAATACCTCCTGTTAATCCTTTCCAACTCCGTATCTGATTGCCATTTCCTTTACAATAGCTGTATATCCCTCGATCAGCTTCTTGTCCTCTGCGATAATATCCACATAGGATAATTTGTCTCTGGTCGATTTACAGATACCTTCATCAGCCATTCTCCTGCGCTTATTCGTAAGTCTCTGTTTCAGATTTACACCCATCCGCTTTGACAACAGTTCGTAGCTTTCGGCTCTTACTTGGCTATATGCCTGTCCGCCGCCAAGCTCCATACTGATTTTCCGCAGAATGTTTCCGGTATCATCACGCCATGATGTTGTATCAAGTGCAACCACTTCTCGGATGCTCTCAACTCTTTGTTCCACATGGTTTAACTGTTCTGCCTGCCGTTTCTGTTCTAACTGCTGTTCTGCTACAGAATTGAAAATCTTCTGGAACATCTGCAACTCAGGTGATAACTGATTGAGGTCAATTACCTTCTGTTTCACGCGCTCTTCCAAATGCGTAAAATACTCACGCGCTTCTTCTGCTTTCTCGCCATTTCCTTTCATAGAAAGTTTCTTTGCAAAATGAGCTGTGAGTTTGTAATCATCACGCTTTACAATACCGCCCGTAGGCGTCTCGACATTAATGTCGAACCGCCAAAAATCCTCATTTTCAGTGGCAAATTCATTATCAACAATGTTTGATTTCGCCCATCTTGAAAACTGTCCCTGTGCCAATTCCAAGAACGCATACAGCTTTCTTGCGGTGGTCATTCCGTTTTCATCAACACCAAGCGCAATCTCAATCGGTGTCTGCATTTTTGCTTGTTTTAACTCTTCCGTTTCCTCCAACTCCTTTCCGTGTTATAATCCTCCACAAGGAGGTGGTAACCATTAACAAATGTCCACTTAACGATTTTAGAGATTGCATCCGCGATTGTGCTTGGTATGTTTCCAGTTCTGATTGTTGTGCTGTTCATAAATTAAGTAATTTAAAAAGCATTAAAAATCTTTCAGAACTAAAATCTATCGAAAGAAACATATCTAGCATCGAATCAATACTCAATCGGCAGCAATCCTAATAATCGTTTCAGCAATACGGTCAATTTCGCCTGCAATGCGAATTTTTGTTTCCGTATCAGATGTTTTCTTGCTTTCCTCTACCAGTGTTTCAATTTGCTGGTGGAGGATATCTATTAATCCTTCAATGCTATGCGACATTCTTCTCCTTTCTATGTTATAATTCCCTTATCATCAAATAAGGGAGGTGCTAAAATGATTGAAAAGACAATTCATGACTTAGCTGTCGCATATGCCAGTTCAAAACTTTCAGAATATGAAATTGACAAACGCGAAGCTCCACTTTGCGGAAATACCGAAATGTCATCCGAAGAAGTTCTGTATTTAAAAGCGGCATACGATTTTGCTGTCAAAAATCTTTCGGAGTAGGTTCGTACCTTTTTCCAACCATTGCATGAGAAACAGCTTCTTTTATCACTTCATGCTGTTTCTCCTCTGAAACAGACTGCTCAATGCGTTTTAGTGTACCGTCAATACTCTTTAACGTATTGAGCATTTCTTTTAAAATTCTCACTGCATTTCTCCTTTCTGATTGTCTTCTTCGCTTTCCTGCTTTTTTGCAGAACCCTCAACCATTCCCAGAACATATCCTTTCTGAAAATCTGTCATGTTTGGAATAGCATCACGAAGTTTTTCAACTACCTGCTTTTCCTTTTCACTCATTCAATTCACTTCCTTTCTATGCGCAATATCTGATTTCGTACTCTGTAACGATTTTTGAAAATATCTCTCGAAGTTTCTTATCATCTTCGATAACGTCCATCTTGTTTAGTGCATTGATTTCTGTTTTTGTGCACCCATTTTCTGCCATCCGGCTACGCTTGTTTCTCAATCTTGTGTTTAAATCACATCCGGCGCGATGCTCCAATTCGTAGTACATCTCGGTTCGCAAATCTTTAAACTGCGTTCCAGAACTTTTCTGGATGCGGTTGAACTTGGCATTGACCTCATTTCTCCAGTTATCAAATACAGGTTTAACCGCTTCTTTGATGCTTTCTGTTGTCGCAACCGCCTTATCAGCAGTTTCTTTTGCAATAGCAATCTGTTTGTCACGTTCCTTGTCAGCAAGTTCTTTCTGAACCATCTGTGAAAGCAGTCCTTGCAGAATTTGAAGTTCCGGGGATAACTGGTTGAAGTCAACTGCTTTCTGTTTCACACGTTCCTCCAAATGTGTAAAATACTCACGCGCTTCTTCTGCTTTCTCGCCGTTCCCTTTCATAGAAAGTTTCTTTGCGAAATGGGCTGTCAGTTTGTAATCTGTTGTCGGATTTGGGTTAAAATTCCGTTCTTCATCAATGACGAACGCCCAATAATCAACGTTTTCCTCGGCAAATTCGTTTTCGATGATATTGCTTTTGCACCATCTTGAATAATTGCGGCTGTCTAACTCCAAGAAATCATACAACTTTCTTGCCGTAGTCATTCCCTCTTCATCGATTCCAAGTGCAATTTCGATTGGCGTCTGAATTTTGGCTTGTTCTAAATCGTTCAATTTCTCACCTCTATTCTGTTTCAATTTAAGTTTTTGTTGTCCTTGCGAGTTTATAATATCGCGTTTCGAGTTTTTTGTCAACACAAAATCTTGACTTTGCGAGTTTTTTTTGATATATTTATCTCGAAAGGAGGTGTGAAGATTGAAAGACCGAATTAAACAGATAAGAAAAGAAGCTGGATTGACACAAGTTGAATTTGGGGAAAAACTAGGTGTCAAAGGAAATACTGTCACTGGTTACGAAACTGGTTTAAGAAATCCTACTGATGCTGTTATTCTTTCTATATGTAGAGAATTTGGTGTCAACGAAGAATGGCTCCGAACCGGAACCGGAGAAATGTTTGTTCCAGAAACAAAAGACGAACAAATTTCCAAGATGCTTGCAAATGTTCTTAAATGTGAAGATGGAGATTTCAAAAAAAGATTGATTTCGGCTTTGTCTAAAATGGATGATGCAGGATGGAAAAATCTTGAGAACTTAATTGACATGATTTCTGGGAAGAAATAAAAAAGAGCCAAGGGCAATGCGCAAACCCTTGGCTTTCTTTTACTTTAATAGTTCTTTTATAAACGTTAAGATAGCTCTAAGCCACCTCTCATTATCGCAATGAGCGACCAATTCATAAATTTTTTCCTTGTAAAATTCGTTTACGTTTTCATTCTCAACCTCATTTTCCCCCATATTGATTTCCTCCAATCATTCCGCACTTCCGATAGCGATACACAAATTATAGAACTTATGTTCGATATCGTCAACCCCATTTGACAAATTGCTACAAATTACAAACTCGTTTGTAGTTGAGGGACAAGAAAACGCCTTATCCCGCCCCTCAGCCAGAACTTGAAGTGCCCTTATCGGACAATTTTATTTTACAAATTTTTCCACCATTATTCAAACCATTTCGGTCGCAAGTTTCGACAGGTAAATTTCTTATTGTCACAGAATGTCGATTGATTAGTTTAAATTTTGTTAAAAAATTAATTACTGGTTGAAAATTATGCATCTGCCAGTTATCTGTGATGAATTTTAAGTGCATAATTTTCCTTTCCGCCCGAAGGCTTTATGCAAAAGAGCCGGCTACACAACACATGGTCATGTAATCGGCTCTTAGGCTCTTGATTTTATTATATTTCTACACAAGTTTTCTTTTGTGCCAAGTTGTCCGCTTTATTCGTAAAACAGCAGTTTAGGGAAATATCAAAAGCAAGACGGTGTTTATATGGTGGCGATAAAACCCTATGATTCTCTTAAGGTAACCATAAAATTTAATAAGCAATATATAGACACACCAATATGCTCTTTAACACCAAAGCAATTCGGATTCGAAATGTCTATATATGATGTCGAATACAATAACTATGGCATTATGTTTACTATTAAAAACAATTATGCAGAAGAACTTACATTTTCCGTTATTTGGCAAGCGTTCGGGAAAATACTATAGATTAGTACAATCCGCTTAACACAGCCTGTGTAAGTCTGGTACCAACATATAATGCGACATGTGTATTGTCTACATAGCGACATAAAACGCAATATTCAAAATTTTCCCAGGCGTTTGCCCAAACACCAAATGTTCTTTGATACGTATTGCAATCTTTAAAAAAATCATACGCAATAATATTACTTGCTATTTCAGAATAATTCTCATCTCTAACTTGAAGTTGGAGAAATTTATATTTTGTTACATCGGCTATTTGATACTGTGTCCACGTAGCATTATTACTAAGAGAAGAAACGAGAACATCGTACTTGCCTTTAAAACTATTACCTAAACTGCTGTTTAACGATGATATCGCCCCGGTACAAGTACCATTCCCAATCTTAGAAATGTCTGTCGTTCCAAGCATTTTATAGAGATACCGCACATTCTTGAACATCTGTGACACCTTCGCAAAAATTGAAGAGTGTTTTTCACCGCTTGATAATTTTGATACAGTCGTCCACGCTGACGCTAATCCGTCTGCCACATCACTGCTCGTAAATGATACGATATTGTTCGCTGTATCTCCACCTGTCGCTACTGCCCCAATGTTTGCTGGAGTGAGATTGACATTTCCTCGCCGATAGGATGCTTCTTTTGCGCCCTTAACCCCCGTCACAGGAGTACCGGCAAGCACATCCCACTTATCATCTGATGTTTTGTAGACATTTGCACCGGCAGGAATGACGTTACCGGCTCCTTCTTTAAATTCATCCGTAGTGGTAAATTCATCTGAAACATTGTACATCCAGCCTGCATTAACATTTGAAAGTGCCGGTAAATCTGCAAAAGCTACCGTTCCATGTGGCTGCAATCCACCTTTAAGTCCTTCTGATATGTCTTTTGCCTGCTGATAGTAATACTTGGCATTGTCAGAATCCTCGCCCTTTCTGCTTCCTGTACCACCAACAGCATAACTCTGTGCCTTGGTTGCGCTATCTGCTGCAGATTCGGCTTTACCGATGATCTCTGTTGCTTTCTGCGTTGCAATATTGGCTTTATCTGTGGCGGTACTGGCTGACTGACTGGCAGATGCCGCTTCACTTGTGGCTGTGGCTGCATACTGACTGGCGGATGTCTCACTGGCTTTTGCGTTAGTCTCGGATATTGCTGCCGCCGTGGCTGACTTCGCCGCTGCTGTCTCTGACGCTTTGGCATTGGTTTCGGATGTTTTTGCCGCTGTTTCACTGGCTTTTGCGGCATCCTCACTTGCTTTGGCGTTGGCTTCGGACTTTGCCGCTGCCTGCTGGCTTGACTCTGCCTTTGCCACTTCCACTTTGATTTTCGCAAGATAGTTAGGCTCTAAATGCTTTTCTTCAATGCTACCCTCTTTGACGATGGCAGACACTTTTCCATCCTTATCAATATAAAAAGCTACCGTATCAGAATCAAGGAACTCATACTGTGTAATCAGTGCTGACAGATCTATGTACTGTTTTGTGCCATCAATCAGAGTCAGGATAATCTGCTGTGTAGTCGGGTTATAATCGAAGTTGATCGCGATCTTCTCCATCTGCGTATCGATCGTAACCTTGGACCCGTTCTTTTTCGTGATTGTGATAATTCCCGTCGATTCCTCGAATGTCACGTCTGCAACAAGAGTTGCTACCTCTGCTTTTGTGGCTTTCGTGGTATCAAGAATGATTACACGATCATCAATGATATCAATCGAGCCATCCATTTTATTGAGGTTTCTTTCATTAAGCGGTGTTTCATCACTCGGGTAATTCTCCCAATTAATAGCACTATGCGCTTTGTTCATGGTCCTCACTCTCCCTTTCCTTTGCAAGCTTCATCTGTTCCCGTTCTACTGTAACCTGTCGGTTTGCTTCTTCCTTGATCTGATATAGAATGTCCTTAAACACCAGGTACTTAGCTTCGATCGGGACATCCCCGCACAAATTTACATAATTGATAATGTCGTTTTCAAATTCCCGGATTTTTGCATTTATCATAGATTTTCCACCTTTTCCTTTAACTGTTCTATCTCTTCATGCTGCAACTGCACTGTGGCAACCAGATCAGCGATCAGCTCTGTATAATTCAGTCCGTAATACTTTTCTCCGTTACCGTTTGAGAAAATTTGAGGGCAAATATTCCATCCTTCTTCCACACTTTCCAAAACATCCTGTGCTATAAAGCCATGATGAAATCCATACTTTTCGAAATTATAACGATACGATTTTGCTCTTAAAGAATAAATAAACTCAGATGATTGCTTTTTGCTTAAATCTAAAATTGTGTTTTTTATTCTTTTGTCAGATCCATTAATTACTCCACCTCTGAATCCACCTACTCCGGTATCTCCGTCTAAATGGATCATCATGTGGTCATTATCGTTTGCGCCTTTATGCAATGAAACCTGATTATATTGAACCGTACATTTATGAACAGGACTTTCAAGCGTCCCTTCCACTGTTCGAAATCCATCCGTTCCCATCTGTACAAGTGTTCCACTGCGTTTAAATTCAATAAGGTTTTCTGCAGACTCTTCCGTTTGAATATGCATATATCCCCCGGTCATTTCCATAGAACCTTTTAATTCAAGCAGTTTTGCTTTAATTTTGATACCCTCGGCTGACTGGTTGATTTCTGAAATGACGCTGTCTTTTGATACTTTCAAGCTGATCTGCTTTGATGACTGCGTAATCGTACTGGACGCACTCGATGAAAGTTGCTTAAATTTCTTTATCAGAGTCCATTTGTATTTTCCACTGCTTATTCCACCATCTGGTTCGCAACCATAAAACTTTCCAGTATTCTGATCCAAAAAACTGTGTCCAGAATAATACGAAGATGCAGGGTATGTATCTTGTGGATTCCCGAAACCACAATGTGTAACGTCATAATCTTCGGTATCCCATACTGTTAAAGAAGCACTGACTTCTGACCGTATCTTAGTTGCGGTCACCTCTATCTTTCCGGACAAATCGCCCTCTGCTTCGCTTGCTCTCGTAACTTCCGCTGTAATCTTGTCCTCATTAATTTTAATAGCTGCTGCAAGTTCAACTTCCTGCCCCTGTGCCCTTTTGACTTCTGCTGTAATACTGCTCGCATTTTGCGTGATTCTCGATGATAAACCATCCGTTGTATTTTTAACTTCTGTGCGAATTTCGGTTGCGGTCTGCGTGATCTGTGACTGCAATCCCTTCTCAACATCAGTTATCGTACTCTGTGTCTTTTCAATGGTTCGCTCCAACACATTGCTCTTGCCTTTGAGCTTTAAAATACTTTTCTGTATTCCGTTCGCCCCGTTTGTCCGGTACTCTTCCCCATCTGCTTCCAAATCATCACGCAAAGCCTGTATACCTTTCAGGGTTCTTTTCAGAATATAGGACTCAATCAGTTCATATCTGGTCGGCAACCGCACTGCATCCCCGACTTCCAGACACGGATTTCCTTTGCAGTCCGCCGTAAACGGGCGGTAAACAATGCCTCTGATCTTGGAAAGAATATTTTTTGCAATGCCTTTCAGTTCTTTTGTGCCTTTGCCATATACAAGAAAATTATCCTCGATCACATAAGCATTACTTCCACTTCCAACGATCACACCGATATCATTCTTCTGTTCCCGAATTTGTAATTTATTAATGGTTCTGACAAGATAATCTTCATATTTTGCAGAAACATAAAAACCTTTTCCGATCTGTGTACTTTTCGGATCTCTTGGATACAAATTATCCGCCGGATAAAGATCATTCCTTGGATATAATCCCTGTATCTCCTGTTCCAGATAAATATAATGAAACTTCCCGTCGCGCCCCATATGCCCCATACAGCCATTGATCTCACAAATACAGGACAACACTTCCTTGCCGCTCATAGATTCGCCTATGGTGCTCGATTCCTCTGTATCAGAACTTGTCTCACTGGATGTCGTGACCGCCACGGTTTTCTCGATTGACATATTGTCATTAATGAGTGTGATGTCCGCCTGTTCGATTCCGAAATGCTTGAAAAAACTATTGCGGAACTGCTTCATAGTGACCGGATCATAAACTGTAACGGTCGTGATTGTGCCATCTTCATCTGTTTTCTGTTCCTCGTGCGACGGAAATACAGTGTTGTACCATGCTGCCACATCGGCTGTTAAAACATCGTACAACGCGTCATAGGCGATAACTTCACGGCATGTTCTATCTGCCGTAGGTGTGTCAGAATCAACCTTGTATCTCCCGAACTGAAACGCCGCATCCGTGTGACCATCAAGTGACATTCTTACTGTCAGCCATTTGCCTTTCATTGGTAGAAATGTGTTTGAGACGGTAAATTTAATCATGGCAGCTTCACACGAACCAAACGTCAATTCCTGTTCCGAACACAAACTTTCGGTCAATTCGAATTTTTCTTGGTGTAGCTCTGTATTTGTGATATTGATTTTTCCGTCATCAGATACGATGGATAACTGCTTATCGACCGTATCTTTTTTGAACAAGTCGCCATATTTATAATTAACCACCGTACACACCCCCTATGAAAGCAAGCCGAACTGAATTGTAACGAATTATCCCATTGTATGTTCCGTATATCGTAGGCTGAAAATCTGCCATATAGCCATACTGCGTCACATAATCGTCATATTCCGGGATATACGCTGTGATATAGCAGGCTCTCCCTGTTGCATTTGTGAACTGGCTTCTGATATTATTTAACATCTCATTAAAAGTCTTATTTGTCAGCATTGCCGGTGTCTCAAACTCCACTTTTAAAGCCTTTAATTCTACGGCATTTCTATGCAGATAACCGTTGGCGTCTGTATAATCATCTAAATCCTGCATATTGACATATGGACTATATGATTCCGCTTTCATAAAAGACATTGGCACTATGTAATTTCCAATCTTTAAAAGCCATCCGCTGTATGCCATATTTCCACCACCTAACTGTTTGGGTTTGCGGCTGTCTCAAATGACAGTCGGTAAAATTTGTACAAAATAGCACCTACCACCAATTTGATAGATGCCACTTCTTTTTCTTGATCTATTTTGTAATTACTTCGATATTGGGCGATTTAATCACAATTTTCTCCGGTGTGTGAATTACTTCCGTGTTCCCATACGTAATCCTGATCTCTAATTTGTTCATAAAATTTCTCCTAAATTTCATACTCCGGGTATGCTGCTTCCCAAACATCCCTATGGTAGGTATTTACCTCTCCATAATTTGCATCAAAAATCTTTTTCACGCCATATCCAAGTTCAATGCTCTTTTCTTTGAGTTTTCGCCAATTAAATGTTTTCCAGTCCACACCGTTCATTGCTGCAACACGCTTAATAGAATACCAGTCTTTGCTATAGTCAAGTTCCTGCTGCAGCTTTTCATTCTCCTGTTCTGCAATCTGCCTGCGCTCTACTTCATCCGCATATGCCCGAAGTGCCGATGGAAAATCTTTCGGAACCTGTCCCCTCTCCATCTCGTTAAAACGCTTTACATATTTTGCTGTGAATAGGATACCTTTTTCTCCTGTAAACTTATTAGCAAGAAAATCACAACCTAAACGAGTTACATTATAACATTTTCTTGGCTTTCCTTGTGCATCTTGGTACGTGCTTTCTTTAAAATAATCCGCCACACCCAAATGGGCTTCGCTCAAAATAGGAATAATTCCTTTACGTGTTCCGTCTCCTTCCAATTTACGAAGCAACTTAGAGTGTTCTGTTTCCATCATTTCTGCAATTTCAAGTGTTGTTATCGTGTTCGTATTGTTTTCAAATCCGATTTCATCTTTAGTCATAAGAGCTGTGTATGCCATATCTTATATCTCCTAAATTTCCGAGCCTTACATTTCGCAAGGCTCAACCTTTCAATTCACGTGCGTTAGGAACATACCCTAACAGGAGTCGCACGCTATATATTTAGTAAGATTGTAATTTCCCGTGACGAAATACTGGAATAGCCCCAAATTTTCGGGGCTAAGCGGACAGGTAAGTTATATCTGCAAATTGTTCTATTCTATTTTTACAATCCCTATAAATATCCTTGTAGTGCATACCCATTGACATATCAATTCTAATAGTCTGCAAAATAATGCTTTCTACAAGGGTTAAATTATTGAGATCTGAAACTGTGATATTGTCGCGATTTCCACCAATTACTGATTTTGCCAACTTGGTATATGTCACATACAGTTTATCTGAATGCGTACTTCCTTGTTCTTTGGCATAGTCTACAAGGAGTTTAATCACATCAGTTTCTTTCAGCCGATTTTCTTTATTAGCAATTCTTGTTTCGCCCCATAGTTTCGATTGCTTTTCAAGAATAAATCTGCGCATTGCATAAAACTGTCGAACCAACTCTTTCTTAAACTTCACAACTATTTTTGAATTTCTCAAAAGAGTTATAACAAATGTTGCTTGTTCCTCATTCAAATAATAAACTCTTTCCGGCTGTCCCCTTTTCCCCGATTTTAAATCGGAGAAATCAATATTGCCAAAGTCTAAAATATCTTTCTCGTATTTTCTGATAATAGCAACAACAGATTCATGTTGGTTATTTGTTCCATCTGCAATCACTTTGCTGTTTGTAAAAACATCGTTTCCTTTGAGTTCCACCAATTCATACATACTCTTTTCCACCTTTCTTTCGCTACTGTCATTTGACAGGCAGGTTTAAATTTCATTTTTTTATTTTTCTTATGCAGTTTGAAATAAATAAAAAGACCGCCAAAGACTGAATCTCTTCAATCTCTGGCGGTCACGAATCCGCACCTATTCCTCATAGGCTTGCAGGACGTCCTAAATTCTTTAGGTCTTACCTGCGTGATTTTTAATTACTGAAATTATATATTTTCTATGTGTGTTTGTCAAACAGCTAATTTGCAAATTTTATCAGCAATTTTCACAAATTAAACAATTCTGGGCAAAAACGCTTGCTAGAATACTTATCCGATCTGTTAAAAATCAAGGAATACAAAAAAGACACCTCTTGAGGCGTCTTTTTCTAATTGGATTATTTTGTTTTCTTATTTTCCCCTGCTGCTTTAAGTACTCTCCATTCAGGATCGTTGCTAAAGTTTTTTCTTTCTGTAATTTTTGCTAATTCTTCTTTCAACTGTTCATTTTCTCTCTCTAATTTTTCTATTTTCTTTTCATGTTCTCTCTTTTCTTTAACAAGTATGTTTTTATCTTTTTCCAACTGATCTGCATAAATAAGTGCTTTTGATTCTCTGTCATATAATTCCAAGTTTTTATCAGTTGCCTGTTCTATTCTTTTATTTATTTCCCTGATTTCCCATTTGTGATTTTTTTTATCTTGCGTCATCTTAATTTTCAATTCTTCTATCGTTTGATGTGCTTTATTCAACTTCTTTTTGCACTCATTTAGTTCTGATTCAGACTCCCTATTCTCCATCGTAATTCTCCACATATTAAATCCAAATTTATATGAAAGTGTAGCCACAATCATTACATATAATTTTATTTATTTCATATGTTTGATCTTTTCTCAAAATCTTTTCCTTTTTATTTACTAAAGTAAACGGTTTAAATGGATTTAGATTTGCAGTGTATCTTGTCTTTGTTTTGCCTGGTACAAATTTCTGCTCCGTATAATGAGAACAATTTTCGCTCCCACATCTTGGACAGTAAACCTCTTTTTTTTCTCCGAATAAAGTATATTTATATATACCATTAAATCCCGTGTTTTGAGATCTTTCAACAGAATTTCTTAAGAATAATTTTCCAACACCTGTAATCTCTGGCTCTTTTGGGCGTTCCCACCCTGTATCATTTTCGTTTTCTTGTTCGTATGATTTATAAAATTCACTTTTTCCCGCAGACATTTCATTGTTTTCGTGTTGTTTCAACGGAAATCCGCAATTGATACACATTTCTGCTTTGTCTGAAATTTCTTTTCCACATTCAGGACATTTAATCAACGCCATGTGTTACCCTCCCACCACTTGTAATAAAATGATTCTACCACAAGCGGCGGTATTTGTCATTAAAATATTGGAACTGGATTTCTCTGTGTTCTTCTTGCTTCACTCTTCCATTGCTTAACTGTACTGTCATATATTACCTTGCCGTCTAATTCAACTTTAATTCCGCTGTTTTCACTTGTATTCTGTGCGATTTGTGACAGATATGGTGTCAATGCTTCTGATACTGCGCTTTTTACTCCTGCTTTAATTCCTTCTACGATTTGGCTGTTATTCGCAACTGCTGTCTTTCCATTACTAAACTGTCCAACCATTTCTTCATGATTTGCAAAAAATAAACCATCTTCCGGAAAGCCTCCTGTTTCAAACGCTTGTATTCGGCTTAACTGGACTGTTGGTACTAAATCCACACCACCCCAATCAACCTCTGCAACCTTTGCCGCCCAGGAAACAACTTTATTAAATCCACCTATTATTGTGTTAATACCACCCACGATAAAGTTTATCGCGCTTTCAATTCCACCGATTACGGCGTTCATTGCACTTACCATTCCTGATTTTACACCAGACCACAAGCTATTAAAAACACCAAGAAGTGGCTGTATAACTTTTGTATCAAACCAATTTGAAACAGATGCCCAAATTGTTTTTATATCATTCCACAAATTTGAAAAAAATTCTTTGACTTTTGTCCAGATTGGCTTAAAAAAGTTAATTACTGGAATTACCACGGTTTCATTAAACCATTTTGATACTTTACTCCATATTTTTTTTACATCTTCCCATAATTGTTTGAAAAATCCGGAAACACTAATCCAAAGTCCTTGGAAAAAGTTTACAACTGGTGTTATTACATTATCATTAAACCATCCAGAGACAGTTATCCAAATTGCTTGAACAATTATCCAAAGTCCCTCAAATATCTGTTTTACCCTAGTCCAAAGTCCTTTGAAAAAGTTTACTATTGGCTCTATAACCGTTGTGCTGAACCAATTAGAAGCATTTTGCCATACAGTGGTTACCGTTTTCCAAAGATCAGAAATTTTATTTGATATTGGAGTAAATATTTTTTCATTAACCCAATCTGAAACACCAGAAAACCAGCTTTTTATTGTTTCCCAGTTATCATGCACTAAAACAACAACCGTTCCAACAGCGGCAACTATGGCTGCAACTAAAGCCGCCGGTGCTGCGGCAACTCCAAGAATAACAGCTCCTACTGCTGCCAAGGCAGTTCCTACAAGCATTAATATTTCATTTAACCAGCTAAAACCATCTTTCATCATCTTTACAAAGTTGGTTACTGCTAAAATTGCTCCTCCAACAGTTGATACAATACCTGCAAGAATTGTTCCGACTGTTCCAAATGCGGCTACCATAGACTCGTTCAAGCTAAGTCCACTCATAAGATTTGGGATTAGTATTTTCCCAACACTTTCTCCAAATTTTCCAATTCCTCTTTTGAACATTCCAACAAGTGCAGTTCCTATTCCAGTTCCCTTTTCCGCGCCTAAAGCGACTACTATTGCATCTTTTACTTTTCCGGCAATAAATTTTCCTATAGTATTTAGAATATTTGCCCCGATTATTGTCTTTGCAATTTTTTTAATGGTTAACGCCCCAATTATGATCGCAACTGTTTCTATGTCAAGATTTGAAAGAAAATCTTTTGCTGCTTTCCACACATCAGACCAACTAATGTTCTGTATCATTGTCTTGATAGTTGTGTATATTCCTTGAACCCACACATTTATTGTTTCTGCAAGTGAAGCAAAATCAAATGTTTGAAAGAATTTATTTATTCCCTCTGCAAGTGAATTTCCAAAATTTGTCCAGTCAAATGTCTGACCAAAGGAAAGTGTGGCATAAATCGCCGTATTCAGTGCCCCGGCAATCGTTTTTCCTACATTTCCAAACAATCTCGGATTGATAAGACCATTGAGGAAATCTGCCAAGCCTTTGCCGAAATTTCTTGCCTTGGAATAAATCTTATCCCAGTTGATAGACTCCATAGCTTTTGATAAGGCATCACTGATGTATTTTCCAAGTTGTTTCAGATTTTTAATATCACTTTCGTAATTTTTGAAAATGGTATCAGTCTTGACAAGTTTACCGCCACTGGCACCGCCTGATGCGCCACCGCCGCCGGAACCGCCCGAACCTTTTTTGCCAGAACCATCATTTGTGGTAATCAGTTTCAATTCATCAAACTGACGGACACCCTTATTCATCTTGTCAATGTTCTTTGCCGCCTGTCCGGTATTGTCAGCAACATCGCCTGCGCTCTCTGCCGCATCTGAAAAACTATCTGCAAGACCTGCACCGGAATCCTCATATTTCCATCCGAAGATTGCGCCTAAAGCGTTTGTAACCTTTGTAACAAAGCTGATAACAACCAGTAAAACGGAATTGAGTGCTTTTACGAATGGTTTAAAAGCATTGATTAATGCTCCACCAATGACACTGCCAAGCTGTTCAAATGACTGTTTTAAAATTCTGATCTGGTTCGCCCACGAATCAGCAGTACGCGCAAAGTCTCCCTGTGCTGTCTGCGTATTGGCAAGGACGTACTGATACCGGAGCATTGTCTTTTCAGCCTGTGACATAGACGCAATATCAGAATCTAATCCCTGTTTCATTGCCCACTCTTTAAGGGTTGCCTGTGTGAGATCAAGACCGTAATCTCTTAATGGACGTGTCTGTCCGGTAAATATTGCAGCTAAATCCTGCGACACAACATCCTGATCTATGTTATACAGAGATGCCATATCAGCAGTTAATTTTGTTAAATTCAAAGACACATCAGCCATGGAATCAGACAAACCAATATAGCCATCTGTCTGCTTATTCAAAAACTCATTGGCTTTCTTTATCAAACTGCTGTCAATTCCCATGGCTGTTCCCATTGCTTGGAATCGGCTTGCCGTCTGTTTCAATGTCAGTTCTGACATACCAAACTGACGTATAGAGTCCTGTGCAAACTCATTGACTTTTTTTGACATGTCACCAAAAGTAACATCAACAACGTTCTGAACCTCTGTTAATGCCGATGATATGTCGATTGCATTTTTTATTCCTCTGATCGCTCCGTACAGACCAAGATAAATCCCCATAGAGGATAAAATCTGTCTTGTGAATGACTTGAGTCCGATCAATGCTTTTCCTGTGGATGTCTTAAATCCAAGGAAAGAACCGGAAAGATTACTGATGCTGTTATTTAATCCAGTAATCGCACCGCCAGATCTGTTTGAAAGATTTCCAAGTGCCTGTGTCATTTGTAAAATATTTGCGCTTACATTTGGTGCTTTTGAGAGTGTCTCAAACAGATATTTAAGGTTGTCAGCAAGCAAAGGTATATTTGTTACTGCACGTCCGCTTGCAACGCTTCCAAGCCTTGATATGGCTGTTACAAGGTTGCTCATATTGGTCATATCAAAATTCAATGCACCTATCTTGTTCATCTGGCGTACAAAGTTTTGTAACTGCGCAGATAAAGCCGGCAGATTCTTTGTCGCCTGTGTAGATGCCTTGCCACCAATTTTTGACAGTGCCGACACCATGCTTGTGAGTCCGCTTGTATCAACAGCTTTAACACTTGCTATTCCAGATGCAAGATCTCTCACAGCAGAAGATATTCCGTGGATAGAATTTGCATCAACACCAGAAAATTTATTGAGTGCCCGCACCATTGATGTGATTTCCGAAGATTTACCACCTTTGAACCCGGTAGCTGCATCGGAAATGCTTCTGATTCCGCTTGCAATATTTGAAAGTTTTGCAGTGTCAAACGATATGCTTTCCCGGAGCCTATTCATGCTGTTTACAAGGCTTTCTATGGAATTACTTGCTTTTGCAGAGTCAGCTTTGATTTTTATTTGTAATTCATCAATGTCTGCCATATATGCACCAACTTTCTATGCAAAATAAAAAGACGGTAGGCTGTGACACCTTACCGTCCTTGATCTACTCTTTTAATTTTTCTCTTGTAACCGGTCCGCATTTCTTATCTACTGTAATTCCGACTTTTTTCTGGAATGTTCCAATACCGGTCGCCGTATCATTTCCAAGAATACCGTCCACATTACTGTTTCCCTTTTTATCTTTTTCATCTAGGCATCCGTGATAAATAAGCTCCGTCTGAAGCCATCTCACATCATCCCCTCTCATGCAAGGGAATTTTTTCTTTAAAATCCTTACAGGTTCCGGGTATGGGTTTAAATGATCTTTTACATTTTTTCTAGGGTTTCCGCTTGTCACAATCGCTGTATGACCTTTGGTTTTTGTGACAAGAACATCTCCATTGTAAAGAACCATTCCTGCCGCATAACCTCCAATGTCATCAAACATGCCACTAGAAAGAAGTACAGATTTTTCATTTGCTGTGGTGAAATTTCCAACATCTTTTCCAGTTGCATGAATAATGCATGCACGTACCGTTGTGCCGCAATCTGCTTCTGTTTTTACTTTTGAATTAATACCATATTTGACAATTCCAAGCCGGTGTCCCTGACAGTAGCCAATATTATCATTATTGCACGCTGTAATCATTGATTCTGCCAGTTTATCCGCCATATCTTTTGTTTTTGGTCTTAACACATACCATCCTTTTTTATGAAAATAAAAGTTTTGCATACTTACTTCTGTTCCGGTCTGATCTCCCGGTCTCCCACCGGTCAATTTCCCATTTTCATCATGTCTTGCAGATCCAATTCTCATATTTATACCTCCAAGTTCTTTTCTGGTTTTGGGTGGCTCAACTCATAGTTTGACTGCATGACTTTAAGTTTTGCCACAAATAGCTCTCTCTGTTTCTTTATTTCTTCTTCCGTCATTTCTGAATCATCTTTCCCTTGTTGCTCATTAATTGGTTTTTTAATATACTTTGATTTTGCTTTTCGTCCGGCAAGGCAATGTTCTACTGCCACCGATACCGCAGACAATCCGTATGTCCCAAACCACATCCACATCTCATTGTCTCTTTGCTTTTTATCTAAGTTGTAAGCATCCGCATAAGGCTGTAAATCAGCCGGGCAGGACGTGTCTATGTCACGCACGGTAAATCCATACCCTTTTGTAACTAAAAGCCAGAATGGGCGGATTTCCGCACAATATGTTCCCCATGTAAGTTCTCTCTGTTCTTCTACTTTTTCCTCGGAGTTTTCTTCTCCGCTTCTTTCTGATCTGCTTTGAGCAGTTTTGATAAAAAACCGTTTTCAAGCAGCTCCGCTAAAAGTGCATTGTAAAGTACCTGAACATCTGCATCTTCTCCGTCAAAGTAATCATCCAGCATGGCATATACTTTTCCAAGCTGCTGTTCCTTTTCTCCCTCATTGTCCGGATTGTATCCAAGTTCCTCTTTGTGAAACTTCTGCGCGCCTACAAGGATTAACTCTGGAAGAAATAAAAGGATTTCGTCAACCGCTTCGATATCTTCCATCTGGTCTAATTTTGCTACTTTCTTGATAATTCCGCTTTTCACGGTTGCTTCATATCCAAACTTGATCTGTAATTCTTTCTCGCCAAATTTTAATTTTGTCATTTTCTTTCCCTTTCTCCCTCTCATATAGGGAAAGGGCAGTCCGAAGACCGCCCTGTTCTTTTAAATTGTTTCTTCAAGCTCTGGCTCGGTTGTCTGGTTATCGTCAGCCGATCCAACCGAACTATTCGACTGACGTGTTATTCCCCCGGTGTAAAAGCTACAGCGGTGTCCATGCCCTTGTATTCTTCAATGGTAAGATTCATTTCAACCGTCAAAAGTTCGTTCTGACCAATCTCCGGCTGTGGAATCTGCTCTGGCGGCTGAGCCACAACAAAAAACGCGTCGGTAAATCCCGGGATAATAGTTTCAAACCACATTCTTTTCCCGCCGGAAAGCGCCTTATACGCCGTGATAAGTGCTTCCCACTCTTCCTTTGTGGCATCCGTAAGGTTTACCGTGATAGGGAAAGAGCCACCGGTATCTGCACGACCCTTTACATATCTGGTAATAGCATCTTCTAATGCAGATGCGTCAATCTGTTCCGGCTCAATGTTAATACCGCCGATTGCGTTAATTCTTGTAAGCTGTTTAAACGATGTAGGCTTTGTTCCGGCTGTCGCTTCTGTGCCATAGCCAAACGTAATTCCTAACGTAGACAATCCTGCTTCTGCCATTTTTACCTCTCTTTCTACCGCCAAATAATGCGGTTATCGGGCGCATCTTTTTGCACCCGGTGCATAAAAAATAGAGCCTTTCGGCTATTTTACATCAATCTGTCGTTGGCTCCGATTATCCGCCGGAACCTTGCAACGCTTCTAAATTTTTTTTCACTGTCATTTTTAAACTCCGGCATTGCTGTAATTTGAAATCGCATCTGTTTAAAGGCATCAGCTAAAATAGCCATAATCCCTTTTGCATCGCTCTGCTTTGTGTTTGTAATGACGTCAACCTGTATTGTTTCCTGCACCGCATTTACGGATGTGCCCTCTAAATCTGCCCCACGTTCAAGCCCCGGCATCTCATGGATGTAAATAGTCGGGAAAACAGGGTCTTTATCAAGGTTCTTTTCAACCGTTGTAAATGCAGTGTCAAAATTCATGCTTTTGTATTTTTTCTTGAGTTTTGGTTTGGCTATCGTTGCAACATTGGAGAAAATGTTTGTTTCAAGGTCAAATACCCACTGGTTGCCTGCCATTATCCAAACACCTCCTTCGCTGTCTGTGTAACAATCTGACGCAACTCATTTGCGGTCAGATACATAAATGGTCGGCTTGGCATTCCCTCTGTAAACCACCAATCGCCATTGTCGTCCTGATAAAACCATCCATATCTTCCATCTGAAATCTGATGTATAGTTTTTCCACTTGCGTACTGCCACGAAACACCCTCCGGCAGTTTCCCATGATAAGGACTTTGCTGTCCCACAATTCCGGTTCCAAACTCAACAAATGCGGCATGGTCTGTACCGGCTATTACCGCCCATATCCCGCCGCCCTTAGTGCTTCCTTCGTATTCCACGTGAACACTTGAAATCAGTTCCGATGTGAATATTGCGTCAAGGTCAGCAATTTGCACTCTGGCAATCTCTACGCCCTTTTCCGCGAGTTTTTCTGCCAATAGCTGACATTTATATGTTAAGCTGTTTTGATAGGCTCTAAGCTCTTGTATTGCATTCTGAATAGACTTTTCAGACAGGCTCATTGTGATTACTTTCTTCCCCATGCCGCACCTACTTCACATTTTTTTGCAATAAGAACAAATCAACCGTCAATCCCTCGTCTGCAACACCTTTTACGATGTAATCAGCCGAATTTTCGTCAACGATTGTATTCTCTTCATCTTTGTACCTTACATCTGACCGTTTCCATACCAAAGAACCGACGTTCAATGGAAGTTTCCCTTTGTCCTCGACAATTTGAACAAAGTTTGTGGAATTGTCAACGCCAAACTCTTTTATAAGTGCTTCACTCAACTTATTGCTGATTGAAGAATAAAAAACCACAGGCTTCTCATAACCTGTGGTATACTCTCCGGTTGTTTTCGGTATTTTGTTTCCATCTTTATCGAGGTAATAAATTACATTTCCATCAGAGTCGGTATATGACGAATATTCGATGTTTCCATCCTCGTCCGTCACATACACCGGAACCTTTCCGCTCTGTAGCGAATAATTCATTTTTTGCTTGTTAATTTCAAGCATTTCACTTCACATCCTTGCCGAACCGCGTCCACAGTTCAGAAAGCTTTTCCCAGCCATACATCGCGACAAACGCAACAATAAATCCTGCAATAATAGCTGCCAAAATCATATACCATAAAATTGATGTCTGGATGTACTGCATGTATGCCACAAACGCAGCGACCGTGATACCGATGGAAAGAACAAATACCAAGATGTCCGTCGGAACCTTAGAAAATACGCCTACACCTTTGATTACCTGTGTTACCACAGACACAACAAATGCCAGCGTACCAATAATCGCCAGAATAATTGTCATGTTAGCAATTACCGACTGTATAATATCCATGATTAAACCTCCTTTTCATCATTAAGACGGGTTTCTATTCCGTCAATTCTGTGATGAGCCGATTTCACACTTTCCTCCACCTTTATGATCCTGTTGTCATGAGAATTGATTTCTTTTCGCATCTCTGAAACTTCATTTTTGATCTCGGTCGTGTTGTTTGAAATGGCATCCAACTTCATGTTAATGCGTGTGTTCTCCCTCACGCGTTCTTCAAGATCCGTGTTGTCTGTCCTTTTGTTGCTCTTCAAGCCCATAAAGACGGAAAAACCAAGCGACAGCACGCTTATAATGATTGCTGTTGATATTTCAATCGTCAAATCATATACCGCCTTTCATTTTTATGGCACACCGCCCACCACCGCTCAATGTGTGCCGCCTGCTACGTTTTGCCGACGTCGGCAAAACGTAACGCACAATCTTCTAACCAGATGGAATCCCATACGGTTATAATGCTTTTACAAACGGAAATACTCCAACAAACAAGCTTTCCCTGTCTTTCCAGCTACGGCTTACGCCGTTTTCTGAATAACTTGCCATATAGGCTTCTCCTGCCTGTGAATGGTCGTACAAGGCTAAATTGACGATTACATCCTCAAACTGTTTCAAGTCTTCGGATATTTTTTCATCCGTGTAGCTTTCCGGGTAATTCCGCTTGCTTACCACTTCATTTCTTGCCTGCTTGATAAGCTGTTCGATGTAAGGATTATCTTCTTTCTGGTCGAACACGACAACATCAGAAGTAACACCATCTTCATCCGTAACGGTTTCAATATGAAATTGTTTCAGTCTGATTTTGACCTGCTCTAATGTTGTATATTCGTCCATTCTTCCCTACCTATAATCCGAACTGCTCGATCAAAATGCGTTTCAGTTCCGCTCCACTGATTTCTTCTGCACCCTCGATCCCATGTTCAGCGGCAAGTGCCTGTAAATCAGCAGTGCTCATTCTGTTAATCTCTGTCTTGGTGTACCCTCCGGAAGATTTCTCTCCCAGAACAATGTCCGGGATTTCATCTCCTGCTTTGTACCATTTTCCATTGCGCTTTACCGTGTATTCAGCAATCATACCGCACCTCCTACGCAACTTTCATGACAACAACGCTGTCCATGCCCTCAAAAGTAGGCAATCCGATCATTGACACAACGCAATGAGTGTTGATCGGATGATTTGTTGCGTATGTATACACCGAAATACCGGTTTCTACAATAGAAAGGTTTCCGTCTGTTAAACTTCCGCTTCTCTCTTCCGGTGTCTTTCCAAAGACATAATCTCCAAGGTACACGCCGGATGCCTGCGCTGAAATAACTCCTGTAGGAATAAAATATTTGGTGGCACCGTCTGCCGGGTCGATGTAAAGTTTGTCGTAAACTTCAATCTCGATGCCGTATCCTCTAAGATACTCTGTAACCTGCCCCTGCTGTAAACGAATACCTCCATTGTAAGCAGTAATTCCAAGCACCTGTTTCTTTGTGTCTTCTGCCTTAAGAACCATCTCCCACGTTTCTGTATTCATGCTAAAACGTGCAAGGGAATATCCGGTTTTCTTTGCAAACTCACGTTTAATCTCGATAAGGTCATCAAGTGGCGTTGCTGTTTCTGGTGCAGACCATTTATCAGTATCGCTTCCGGAAATATCCTTGTAATGATCTCTCTTGTGCGCCACTCCATTGTCCGAAGTATAATCAACATAGAAGCTCTTGCCACCAATTGTTACCTGTACTCTTGGAATACCATCAGATGGTGCTAATAACTGCCAAATCTGGCGTTCCGGCACTACTCTTGCTCCTTCAATAAGCATCATCGGTTTTTTGCTGATTTCTCTAAGCACCTGGTTTGCCATGTTGGAATTTTCTGCCGACTGGTAATTTGCATACTCCTGCTCTTCACGCTCTGTTACCATGTAAGATTCACGGTAGAACGGCATCTCGTTCTGAATGTCAGAAAATCCACCGACGTCTCTTAGCTCTGCCTGTGCATCAAAATTGGATGCCTTTAATGATACCGGAAGACCGTTTTTCCCTTTGATAAATCTAAGTTTAAGGCTGTCCTGTTTTCTGGTTCTAAATTTCTGTCTACCTAAGTAAGGCGCAGAACCAAGCGTTTTTTCATAATTATTCCACATAACCCCAAGACTTCTTGCGGTAAATGCTTCTGCTAATGGTAATGCCATTCTCTAATACCTCCATTTCTTAATCAAAAAAAGTGACACGCGGTGTTGCTGCTTTTGCAGTTGCTTCTACGGTCACTCCATTTGCCGTTACCTTTGCGCTGTCAATAGAACCCTGATATACATAAGTTCCAGGCGCATCTCCCATTGTTACGTCAACATCTTCCAGAAGATACCCTTTGCAAGATTCGTCATTGCTTGGGAACGGTGTCCCTGCCTTTGCAATCTTCTTTCCGTTTGCATCGGCACTTGTTACCATTGTCTGCGGAACGATGCACGCCGCACCCTCATAAGGAAAGAATTTTAAAATTCCTTTACTCTGTGTAAAGTCTCTTTCAATTGGTTTTCCCATAATTTACCTCCTATAAAACATAATAGTCTTTGGCTTCTGCATTTTTTGCCGGTTCGCCAAAGCTGATACTTTCGGCATTTTCAACATCTGCCGTTTTTTTATTCTCTCCACCTGCAGTACCGCCGCCCGGATTTTCAGAATTATTTGCAATCTCCTGTTCCTTTGCCTGCGCTGCCGCGGTTTCCTTTTCGGCTGTAATCTTTCCAAGAGCGTCATAATCAAGGCTTCCATTATCCTTGACAACGGATTTTGCCTGCTCTGCATTGATTTTTAACTTTTCCATCAATGCTTCGCGCTGGTCTCTAATGGCGTTTTTCTTCTGCATATCTGCAATCTGCTGATTTGCTGTCTCTAACGCCTTGTTTGCTTTTTCAAGTTCCGTGAGGTTTCCTGCTTCCATTTCATCCAGCTTTTTCTGCAACTCATCTGCGCTGTCTGCCTTTGCCTTAAGCTCTGCTGCTTTTGCCTGTTCTCTCTGTACGGCACTGCCGTAATCAGCAATGATTTTCTCAACATTTTCCTCACTGATACCCATTGCAATTAACTCTTCTCTTTTCATTGATTACCTCCGATATGTCTTTACGAATTTTTGCGGTGCAACGACACCGAATGACACTGTTGATTTTTACGCTCACAACTTTGCGAATTTTTATAAAATAAAAACAGCCACCGATTACTCGGTAGCTGTCTTATTTTGCTGTTTATTTAATTGGTTTACAATTTCCTGTGCTTTTTGTTCCTGCTCTTCTGCATTATCAATTGTTTTCCACAACGCATCTATATATGGCTTAGACAAGAGGAATGTCTTTTCAGCATCTCCCCAAAGCCCCACCGTTTTAATGGCAATAAGAGGATGTATGCCGCACTCTAAAAGCTGATATAGTGTTTGCGACTTTGTATACATATTGTCTTGCGGGCTATGATTGATTTGCACATCAAAATCCCTCATTGACAATTTCAAATCATTGTCCTTAACGCGTATTACATTTAAGACAACTTTTGCAAGTCTCTTCTCTGCCGATTTCACAATTGGGTCTTTTAATTTTGCTCTTGTCTTTGAAAAATCCCATCCAGCCCTTAATGATACTGCTCCTTGTGTATCTCCTCCAGAGTTTTGGGACTCTCTGTTTGGTATTGCTAATATTGCCAAGGCATTGTCCCACAAATCATCTTTTGCCACCTGACACTGGCTCTGATTTAGTTCCTGCGTCATAATCTCAACATCGGCTTTGTTATCCTTGTTATTGGACTTTACCGTCAAAGCATGGCTCATTTTCATCTCTTCAAACGTTTTTTGGTCGATTTCACAGTTCACAAACTTAACCCAGTACTGAACAAACTGCTCAATTCCATCCATTCTGTTTGACTGCATATTGTTTATGGCATCCAAAATACCTATGACAAGCTCAATATCAGAAATTCTCTCATGATTATTTGGAAACTCAACAATAGGTATACTTCCAAATGCATGCAATTTCCATTCAGAAACTACTCCGTTTTGAAGTTTACATGAATAGTTGTCCGTATAGCACAGTTTGTACCATCTTCCATCTTCGTCTTTAAGCTCCTGCACCGCAACCACCGGTTCTTCCGTGCTCCGATTATAAATAACACACGTATTCATTGGAGTAGGCGCAACAATTTGAAATGGTATTTCTCCATTTGCAAATCTTACCGCCTTAAAAGATGTTCCGGTTGCTGACTGCCACTCTCCTGCTTTAATGTCTTTTTCCTGTTTATTCGCATCTACAAGATAGTCATTCAGCGCATCCACTGCCCGATTAATTTCATCATCATCTTTTCGACTGATAAACTGTATTGGCTCGCCATATGTCTGTCCTACTTTGAACTGAACAATCTCATACGCATGATTTTCTACTATTTTGTTTGTAATATCAGCATTTTGTACCTTTAATCGGTATAAAATCGGCTGATCTCCTTTGTAATACCGCCATAGGTATTCTATGATGGTTTTGTTGTAATAATAATTTCCGATGCAGTCTCCAACCACCTTGACAATATTGTCTTTTGTGATAGTTTCAACATCAGTATATAAAATTTTTCGCCCATAACATCCCTTAACAAGGTCTTGGAGAGATTTATTATTCATAATTGGCTCCTAAATAAACGTCATCCCACTGGATGTTGACCGGATTGTAAGAGATTTTAATTTCGTCTTTCCATTCTCCGGATAAAAAACAACTTTCTTGTGGCATTTCCTACATTCCACAGAAATGTTCATTGTTGAACGCCCATCGTGTGTGGCAACTTTTCTTCCGCAACGCGGGCAATATATTGTTTTTGGTGTATATACCATAAAATCCTCTTTTCTTTTCAAAAGAAAAAGCACCGGAGATTTCTCTTCGATGCTCTTTCAATGGGGGATGGTAAAGTGTTCAACTATTTGTTGACTTCTTCGATTATAACTATATCAGAAAAAAACCGGACATATCGGACAACTTTACTCTTTCATAAATCTATCGAACGCTTTTCTCACGCTGTCTTCTGTGTTATTGCCTCCTATTTGGTCGGCAACCTTATTCCAAGATTGATTTTCTAAAAATCTAAGGTTAATTATTCTTCTAATTCTGCTATCTTTTATATTTGCAATAAACTCTTCTACTTCATTTGTTTTTTCAAGAAGTTCGTTTTCCAAAATTTCGAGGGTGGTTTTTCTGGAATATAACAAGGTTTTTTTGTGCCTATATTCTGGCAATGGTATTCCTTCTATTTTAAAATGTTGGTTTCCACCATTTCCGCCAGAAACGCTATCAATAACCGTTCCTTCCTGTTCAATTTTTTCTATGTATTTTTCAAGCTTTTCAATTTTATTCCTTACTTCTTTTACTTCTTCTCTTAAATCTAAGTATTGATTTAAAATATCTTTGTTTACCATATCAATACCTCCTAAACGGATTTACTGCCGCTTCTACTTTGGCTACGTTATTTCCATTTGTCACTCTAAGCGCAAAGTTTGAAAATACATCCGGCACATCATCCAACTGCTTTTTACCGGACACTGAATATCTCTTGAGAAGAGACATCATTACTCCATATGGATCATTTGGCTTATATAATGATGGGTCTTTAAATATAACGTGCTGCAATATCCAGTTAGAGCACTGGAAAATCCTTGCTTCCTTGTTTGTCTCCGTCGGTGTGTCAGTAATGTTACATATCCATCCTTTTTTTTCGACACGCTTGTTTACTTCCATTGCGACACGGTCTCCTCCGGCGTTTCTCTCAAATTCACATTCCTGCACTTTGTTGTTTGTCAAAACATTTGCTGCATTTTCATACTGCATCTCATAATCTGCCGTGTTATCGCAAACACAATCCACGCAGTAGTAATCCTCTCCGTATTTTTGCAATACCGGCAAAACAAAGTAATCCGTTCCTTTTCCCTTTGTATCGCATTGACCGGTTACAATTTCTGGCTTTCCATGCGGCAAATTAAGATACCGGCGTATTTTATCTTCCGGAAACAGCAATCCCTCTCGCTCAATCGGCTCCTGTTTGTAGAGACAGCGATATGATATGTCGTCCATCAATAATTGCTGGTCTTCAAAAAATTCTTTCGTAAACCCAAAAAATTCATAGTCAAAGTTACTTTCTCCGGTAACTGGGTCTACATCCGGTACCGCAATAACCTTTACTCTCGGATTACCCTCGTACATATTTTGTATGCGCCCTATGACGTCGTGTACGCTCCATCTTGTGGCAATATGTATTTCCTTGCAGTTCTTACCGTCCGTGTCCTGTATCTTTCTCTGTCTGGCATCTACAGCGTATTTATCCCACAATTTATCAAGGATAATGGGATTCATTGCTTCTTCAATGCCGCCGATCATATCGTCAACCAGTAAAAACTTAGAAGCCCTTACTTTACCTGCATTCTTACTACCAACAGACGTACATTGTACGGATGGAAACGATTTGTACTTCCCGACATTAAACTGCTCCATCTTCGCATTTGTGCTTGTCACTGAAAGATCCGGGAAAATTTCATTCCATGTATATTCTTCCGTATTTGTAACAATATCGTACACACCGTCATAGTACATTCTGGTGATATCTCCACTGTGTGAATAAAAAAGGCTGAAATCTCTAGGGAACCATCCGGCAACAAGCGCGTGAAACATTTTTTCAACCGTTGTTTTACCCGCACCTGGGACAAGTGATACGCACAGGATGTCATATCTATCATCAATCATGCCTTGTAAAGCCTGTGTAAGACCTATTTTGAGAAATTGCTTTCTTCTTGGCATGTAAAACCGCTCTTTAGGATCTCTTTTCTTTTCCAAATACTGGAAAGCACTATCCACAACTTTGTTTTGCGCTTCCAAAAGCAAAATTCCGTAATATTTGTCCAGAATTTCATAAGATACCTTGTTTTGGAATGAATATTTCTCTAAATCCCATGGTGTGCCACCTGTAGATTGAAATATAAACTTCTCCGTCAGTTCTTTCGCTCTGGCAGAAACCTTTAATCCATACTCAACATCCTTTTCCGTCAGAATGGCTACCCTTGCCGCTTCTGCCATGGCATCCATAACCTGTTCATCAACGCCATGCTCCTGTATGTAATTTTCATATCCATTTACTGTGGAAATTAGGCTTGAACTTGCCAAAAGAAAAGCACCTCCGCAAAAAAGCAGAAGTGCCTTAAGACCTCTGCCAATAATTTTTGTTGGTTAGCGACTAACTCCATTTGTTAGCCGGTAATATTTTATTAGAATATTTTACCTGGTCTGTAAGGCTTCCCGTCCGGATCAAATAATGTTGAATTTAAAATCATATCTACACACCTTTTTCTTGCAAAAACACCAACCATCGAATAGCGGCACAGGGAGTCGAACCCTGTCAGATCAAACCATGCCAACCGCTTTCAAATCTGCAATTTCTAATCACGGAAGAGTTTTCTGTTTCCAATGATACCGCTTACCATCCATACATCTTCCATCGACCTGAACTATTGCAGTAGTGCCAGACTAAGTGAAGATAAGGATAAGCGCAGTGCGTAGGACTCGAACCTACAAGGCGAATAAACGCCCGACCGGATAGCAACCGGCTCCAATTCCAATTATGGGAACACTGCCGAATTTTCTTGTATCGCCAAGAAATAGGTAAAGAAACGGTGAGTACCTTTTTGCTGGGCTACGCTCACAGGTGGAATCGAACCACCATTCTGCACCATGCTCGCACCGAGGTAATCATGTTTAAGTGGGGAAGAGAGGAATTGAACCTCCAGTGTTTACCACTTGGGAACTGATTTACAGTCAGCCGCAACACCGCCAATCGTTGCCGCTTCCCCAAAACCGCCCTCAGACGGTTAGCAATCATATTTTTCGTGCCATGCGTTGCACTATCCTGTGTGATATCACAGAAAATAGGCTGGTGAGGATTTGCACCTCACATAACAACGACTTTCCACAACGGGTAACACCCTTAACAGGTTCCTTCATTGCCTTGTTGATTCAATGACTTGTTCCTAACCAAAGCGTGGTTGTCTTATGCTTAAGCGTCTACCTTTTCCGCCACAGCCTAATTGTATTTTTGACAGCTCAGGCACCGTGGGATAGGCACCCGAACTATCAAGTCTGACTGCTATATGGATTGCTTGTCAGCAAATTACGGAACGATCATCATTCATCACCATATAGTCTTACGCCTAATGCCGCGCTCCGCGGCAAATACCACCGGACGGTCTCGCACCGCCCTTAACAGAATCGTCCTAGTGGCGAAAGGAGAAATACGAACTTTTCGTATTCCGAGATAAGCTTTAAACCTATCTCTCAATCGGAACTGCAGGACTTGAACCTGCGGCTATCAATTCATTAGAGCATGGAAGAATGAAAAGATTGCTCTTTCCTCTGAGCTACGTTCCGTCACAGCGCGCATAGCGCGCCGCTTATGATAGTATTTTTGATCTTTTTATTTTGCCGACGTCCACTAACACCGAATAATTGCTTGCGCCGAGTTTTTTCTTGCAAAAACCGAATGCCAGTGGACTTAAGCTATACTGGATGCTCCGACTTCTCAGACTGGTGCTCAGCGTCACTATCCAGATCGAGCAAATCTCCGGTGCTGTCCGGTTCCTTTGATTTTGTTATATGTATTCTTTCCTCTGCACAAATGATAGGCAGCTGAAAGCAAATACCAAATATTGGACTATAAAACATTCTGTTACCTCCACATCAGAAACATGTTCAGCAACAGCAACATCACAAGTACCCATAATGCAATTGCTGTTTCTTTGTCTTTGGATTCTCTGCCAGATACAAATAGTATCAGCATAAAAATAACATCCAGCGTCGATATAATCGTTTTAATAATTACCATGGTTGTTTTCCTCTCACAAGTTTCTTTAGCAGGATTCGAACCTGCGAATACTGGAATCAAAATCCAGTGCCTTACCGCTTGGCGATAGCGCTATATTAACACTACTTTTCCGGCATGTAATAGACCATGTTATCAAATACAGTTATTCCCATACAAGGATCATTCATCTCAACGCATCTGATCGATATGTTTTTAGATACTGCAAACATTTCGGCCACCTGTTGTTTATCCATGTTTGTGCTAATAACTTGAAAAGCCGAAAATGCCTTGTGCATATCAGAGAATACTTCTTTTTCTCTACCTAAATTTGCATACGTCCCAATGGTAAACGTTTTTCCATCAACCATAGCAGTTATCATTCCATGATTTGCTGTGAATACCGCTCGGTCAAAATCAAGAGAAACGTCTTTGCTTTGTGATACTACTCTCATACTTTTCCATCCAATCTCTTTTTGTTTTTGAGGATATTTAAAGGACTTAGTAGTGCTGATTTTCTCAACCTATCAAACCCCCTCCCCCTCCATGCAGAATCATGCTTTGAACATTGATAAATTGTTTGAATTGTTCGTTCAATTCCATTCGTATTTTACAACTATTCGCAAAACCCTTGTTTTGCGTAATGCATCAACGATTTAATGCGCCTTAAGACCATTAAACACTGGGCTTTAAATTGTTTGAATTGTCTATCACGATTTCACCATTATCCGGGCTTGAATTGTCAAAGTTGTCCGGCAATCTCGCACAATTCCCGCTTCCCAGTTTTGGAAGCTCCGAAGCTGTCAACGCTCTTACTCTGGATCCCTGGTCTCTTACGCCCGGCATATTAAAGCCGCAGTACTTATTCAGTGACGGCATGTAATTCATTGGGTTTCCTTTGCCGGAAACTTGTAAACCTACCAAACTTTCCTCACGCATTTCGTCAAGTTTTTTGCAAATGTCGGAACCTGAAGAGCCTAGCTGCACGCCATTAACCCACCCATTTAACGTATCTCTATGTATTCCGGTAAAGAATGTAAACCCAACAATATTCACTACTTTCTCGTAGTCATTACACAGGTCTATATATATATCTAATACCTCGTTAACCTTATCTGTATCATAGGCATTATTAATATTATTATCATCCTTTAAGTACTTTGGATTAACTTTAAACACATGTTCATAAATATATTTACAGCAGTTATACCATCTATTCTGCGATATTTTGCATAAATCCTCTATATTCCTCTCTTCCATCCAGAGATTTATATACATGTCAATGTCATCTTTAAAAACATCAACTGTATTATTTACTTCCTGCATTTCAACTGCTGACATGTTATATATCTCCTCTCTCCAGTACTGGAATACTTAAAATAAAAAATGCAACTGATACAATCAGATCATGATGATCTCGACTGTACCGGCTGCATGAAGTCCGTTTCTTTCGGGACCTCGACGGCTGCCGCCGCCCGTTGCCCGAATGCGTTTTTAATTTAATAAAACAATATCATTCTATCATTTTCTTGTCAAGATATATTTTAAAATTAAATTTTAAGCCTGTATATTATATATATTATTTATATAAATATACTGCCTTATTTATAATATATATTTTTATATTACAAGAGAGAATATACTCTTTCTCTAACTCTAGTGTCTATATCTACGTTGCAAAAATGTTGCAATTTGTTGCAGAGGTGTTGCATTGCAACAAAACTAATACTATTCTATCATTTTTGTCCTGTCCGTAATAAAATTATCACTCTTGAAATTTTGTGAAAATTTAACAAAGATTTTCTACGTTTTAAACAAAAAAAAGACAGCTATATTTCAAGCTGTCAAATTATCAATACTCATTTCAATTATTCAATTTCAAACCCTACCAGCTCCCACTGATCCGGTTCTCCGTCCTCATCGTAAGATACAGGATCGTTAATTTCTTTAACTCTAAAACTCGGTGTATCTTCATCCAGCGCCGCGCCTGTACTGTCACATTTCCATGCTTCCATCGTCTCGCCGTTGCTTGTGTCGTGATCTACTGCGATCATTCCTAACTCTTCAACCTTGAAAATTTCTACTGCAAAATGTCCTTCCATCTGTCCTAACTCTTTTAAAATCTTTAACATAGCTTTTTCCTCTTTTCTTTCTTCTCTGGATGTGCTATATTCAAATAGCGCACATTTCACTTGGTATGGTTTTTGTGTGTCGGGCTGGATTTTCTCCAGCCCTTTCTTTTAATTGTCTTCAATACCCTTTTGAGTATCATCAATCAGCTGATCGACCATCTTTTCCGCTTTTTCATAATCCTTAGACTTCAAAACTTCTTTGAGGTCTTTCAGATCCTGCAAAAGTCTTCTTAAGTAACTTTTAAATACACTCATATCTTCGCTCATTTTTCTCCTTTCTGGCTTTCGCCTATTGCCTTTCGACAATATTATAATAACATTAAAATATAATTTTGTCAACACTAATTTTAGTGTTTTAAAAAAATCTTATTTTTTCTTCATCAGTCGGAACGATTTCCAATACATCCGACGGCTGACATCTTAAAATAATGCAGATCGTGTTAAGCGTGTCTGTAGTGATTCCCTTCCCTTTTCTCAAATTCTGCATAGTCGCTTCACTCATTATCTTCTCTTTTCTCATCCGAGTAGAAGTGTATCCGTGTTTTGAAAGTTCTTTTAATACATCTATTTTATAATTAAACATTTTTTCACCTCACATTTTTTATTTACTACATTATATATAGAATCACTCTAAAAATCAACATGAAAATATTTTACAAGAACACTCTTTTTAGTGTTGACATGCACTAATATTAGTGTTATTATAATCTCAACAGGAAAACAAAAAACACAAAAACAGGAGGGAACGATCATGAAAGTTAAAATTAAAATTGAGGGAAAGATAAACGATACTTACACTTTTCAGCAACCAGAAGAGGGAAATATCCTTGACGAGCTGGAGGCGATCATCGAAGAAATGAAAGCCGGAAGAATTGAGAAAGTAGAAATTGAGAGGGAGGCGTAAACATGAGAACGTACGAACAGGATTTAAAAGAACTTAATATTTCAGCAGAAGAATTTGATAACATAATTTCACACATTTACGATAAAGCAGCCGATGAAATGGCTGTGCTTGCTAAGGCGATTAAAAGCGGCGCGGCTGTTCTCCCGACTGTAAAAAGAGCATTTGAGCGCGTTCTTGCAATTAGACAGGCGGAAAGACAAGAAGCATATAACATTTATTATAACGATTTAAATACTATGTGTTATAGCTGTAAAAAATGCGGTATAAGTTGTAACGGTACAATTTGTAAAACTTGGACTGGTTGCGCAATGAAAAATTAAGTCGAAACGGCGGAAGCTGCCGCCGTCTGCAGGAACTGCCCTACCTGCACCGATGAGACAGGGCGCATGATGAAAGGATGGTTGATTTTATGAAGATGATGACACTTGAAGAAGCGAAAGAATACACACGCCAAAAGTTGGCACCGTATTACAGCAACGAGCGAATCGAGAACGTTGTAAAACAGTATGTTTCCGTTGTCCGCCCAGGCGTTGTCTTAGTTGAAAATAAAAATGTGGGACTTATGGAACTGTATCTATAGGAAAATGAAAGGATGGTTGATTTTATGAAAAAAACTGAACTTATGAAAGAATTTCAAGAGCTCGAAGAAGAAAAACAGGTGCATATTGACGGTATTGCCTGGAATAGTAAGAAAAGCGAAATCCAAAACGCTATAGAATGTTTAAAATGCCCGGATGAACTGTTAGAAAAATATTTGACAGTTGTAAGTCTGAAATATGAGAATACCGGGCGCGTGATTGCTGAAAATGGAGATTTTAAGCACCACAGCCACAACCGGCTCTATGTATTTAATACAGCACGGCAGATTTTAGCAAGTTAGGCAAGCGGCGGCGTTTACCGGGGTTCGATTCCCCGGCTTGCTTTTACCCAAAAATTTGAATATGGAGGAATTGAAGTATGAGAAAATTATTTTTATTAAAAAAAGGCAGAATGAACTTTTATGCATGCCTGTATGGCTGTGGCATGTATACAATCGACCGAATTACAAAAGGATTCGGCGGAATTGTGACAACATTTGAAACACTGGAAGAGCTTGAAAAATATGCTGCTGAAAACGGATATAAAAAAGCATAATAACCGCCGCAGAGGATGCACGCCGGAACCACTGCCGGCGGCGGTTTTTACCCAAAAGGGATTTTATTTTAAGGAGGATTTATAAATGACACAATTAGAAAATTTGAAAAACCAGATCAAGGAATTAGAAAAATCATGTGATGAAGCGCGTGATAGAATTAAAAACGAGAACCTGCCGCTTTTAAACATTTATGAAAACAGAGCTGCATTTTTTATCAACAAAATAGAAATCCGAAACGTGACAAATCAGGGAATCCGGGTTTGCATTGTTTTTGAAGATGAAAAAGAACTTGCGATCACAATCAGCGATTATACAGAGAATATAGCATTTTAAGCCGGGATGTTCCCGGCTTTATCCAGTCTCATGACCCATTCCGGTGCTTTTATTCAAATGCACCTTGACAATTTATACAACCAGGTCATATAATTACGCTTAAACGAACGCATATAAGGTCATTTAAGGCTTTTTATGAATGGATATAGTCATTTATACATTCATGATATAAAACGGCTTTAAAACGATTTTACAACGTTGTATTAATCATGTGTAAAGTTGCATGTTTTTCTACGCTTGTGCCGAACAATGCCGTAGATGATCGTTCACGGCGTGATCTTCCATGATGCACCATGGAAACCGCCGGGACATCACCGAGCATCACCGGGAAACCGCCGGGTATGAAAATTCTGATTTTCGATCTCAAAATCGAGTCATTTTCCAAGAAGAAAAAATTCAAAAGTTGAAAAATGAGATTCCAACTGTGAAAAGACAATATGCACAGTAAATTATTATGCGTCATTTCACAACTTGTGAAATTTGACTAATTCGTTCTCTTCTCTTTCTCTGGCTCTCGGTCTGTTTCTGCTTTTTCTGCGATTTCGTTGTTCTTGTTCCCATTCGAAAATTCCTCATTCACTTTCTGATTTCGCGATTTGTAATTTACAATCTTTACATCTGTGTTCAATTCATCCGGTATCTTCCCGACGATCAACACTGTATGCGGTTGCAGCCTGTCTGTCATTACTTTGAATCCCTCGCAAAACTCAATCCGAGCTGCCTTTGCCCGAACTCTTCCATTTGTGCATACAGCGATCACACCACCCTTACTGTACCCGGCAAAACAAAGATCATAATTGTCTTTGTCCGGGATGCCTACTGACGGTATAACGCGGATCCCGTTCAGCAGCATGTAATGTGCAAGCGCATGATTCCGGTACACGTTATATAGATTCAAAGCAAACGGCATACCACAATCGCCTGTAGCAATACTAAAATCCGGCATACAGACCGAATGGAAACACTTCAAGTGTTCCATGTATTTATCCGGGTTATTCCACAGTCTTTGAAACTTTGAATCGTCAATATAAAAATTCACATTTAATTTTCTATGCCCTTTTATCTTTTGTGAAAAGCTCTCTCCAAAATCTATGGAGTCCTCCGGCAAATAATCCAAGCTGCATGCCGGGACAATCGGGATCTGATATTTTTCATCAAGCTCCGCTCCATAGATCATATATTCTTTCATAACATCAAAAGATGTATGACATCCATTGTACAATACTATCACCCCAAAAACATTTTACTATTTTTCTTCTTGACAAACAACTTCTTTTGTGAAAAGCAAAGAACGTGCGGCGTAATCACTTCTGCTTAGTTCATTTATCAGCTTTTCCCTTGTCATTTCCGGGTTTGTTCTGTGAATATACCGCAGCAATTCATCTATTTTGTCCACTATGCTGCCCTCCAATCAATGTTTGACATCAGATCATCCAAAAGATAGATCAAATCAGTACCGTACAGGCTGATCCAGTCCGCAAGATACTCTTCCTGCTCAATCGGCATATGAATGTTATAGGAAAAGCAAAAACAATGACAAAGTTCATGAGCCAGTATTTTGCGCAAATAGCCATTTTCTGGTTTATCCGAAACATATATTATCCTATCATTCCAATCAGTCACAGCAAGGCTGATAGAGCCATCAGATCGCATCAGCTTACTGCTTGCACCGCGGACAAATTTTATTTCCCATTCAATACCATTTATCACAAACATATTTTACCTCCAAAAAAAGAAACCACCAGCCAAATATCAGCCAGTGATTTCTAAATTTAAAGTTATTCTTCTTGCTCTTCAATCAACAAATAATTAATGTACCTTGTTGCTGTTCCAGCAAGTTCTTTGCTGTAGTCTAGCAAGTCCATCTTGTACTCCGGTTTATGCCCATATGTGACTGTATAGAACTTTTCCACAAGTTCTAAGTTATGTAAGTCAGACAATTCCACAAGAATTTTGTGATATAAAAATTTTCTCGTCCATCCGAACCGGTCACAGATAATTTTGAGTTTCCAGTTATTTTTATTAAACCATTTACCACTCTCTATCTTTTTTACGATGCTCCAGTGTGCAAACGGGTCTTTCTCCGGAATTTCAGCCTGCGTATTTTTCAGAGCCTGTTCCATGTCGTGGAAGCGATTGATGTATTGAGCCGTGAAAGCCGTTCCCTTAACTCCGGTCAGCTTGTGCGCGATAAATTCGCATCCTTTCTTGGTAATGTCGTAGCAAGGTCTGCTTTGGTTGTTAGCATCTTTATATGTATTTTCTCGAAAGAAATCAACCAACGCAATTTTGCTCTCGTTGCCCAAGCCAATATTGGCTTGGGCGATTTGCGATGTATATCGCCGTATATCTTTCAATAATTTGCCGTGTTCTTTCCCAACCATTTCCGAAACTTCCATACTGGTTAACGTCTGTTCTAATTGTTTCATATGAATATTGTTCATCAACAAATACCCCATTTCTTCTTAAATGAAAGTATCGTGCTCAAAATAAACTGCAAAAATTTTTCGTCCTGTATGCTCTGGATTTCCGTTATCAGCTGTTCTTTCATCTCGCACCGCCTTTCTTGTCGGATGCAAGGTTACTTGTAAAAATCCACACACATCTTAAAAAGTGTTCGCTGAGTACATTCAGATTTTTGGTAATTTCTTCAATATACAGTTCTCTCATAGATTTTTCCTGCCTTTCGTTTGCTGTTTGACAACCATTCCAAAAAGCGGTATAATCCATGTATCAACCGCTTTTGGTGGCTGTAAGTGTAAGAGTAACCGTTACTTGTCTAGGGCTTCGGTTGCTCTTATTTCGTTATAGACCTTATCAATCCCTTTCATTACTACATCATATTGTGTCATTCCGGTCTTTTCACAGCAATATAGAAGTTTTTCTCTATCTTCTTCTGTTGCTCTTACTTTTATAATGTTATTTTTGGGATTATCTGTCGGTCTGCCTGTTCTTGGTGACACTGTTTCATCTCCTTTCTTTTGGGTACACATAAATATTAATATATGAGTACACAAAAGTCAATACCTTTTTGAAAAATTCCCAAATCCACAAATCACTAGCTGATATTCAGTTGTCAATGTTCAAACAAACAGGGGCATTTCTGCCCCTGACATTACATTTTGGAAACAAGCGTTGACAGCTTGCTTTTTGTCATTGTGCGCTCTTCCGGCGTCATGTCGGAGATAAGTTCCGCCATATCCTCCGAAAGCTCTTTCATGTATCTTTCAAGGTCATGCATCTTTGCATCCTTGTCTTCTGGCGTATTGCCTTTGTGAAGCTCTTTGCTTTCCATGTAGCTTCTGCGGCTCATGCCGCTTTTGCCCTCTCTGCGATCACGCATTCCACCATCTGGTGTCATTTTAGGCTCGGTATAATACATTCTGCCGGAAGAACGATCCATATCACGGTCGTGTTCCATTTCCCGGTACATTTCCGGTGTCATGTGCCAGTACGGAGGTTCGTCATATCCTCTCCGCGTTCCTCTTCCCTTTGGCGCAAATCTGCCGTCTGCATACCGGTAACGGTCATAATACCGTCTGCCGTCTCCGTAACGCTCAAACATTTCCATTGTTTCATCTGCACTGGATTCTTCCATTGCTTTCATCAATGTACGATAATACATTGCTTCTGCAAGGTCTTTCATCATATCTGTAACCTGTCCCATTTCACACGGGTCTATATTTTCAATTCCTTTGTCAATTTCGCATTTAGCACATTCAGACAGTTTTTCAATCATGTCGTGCATTCTCATAATATCCATAAAACCGCCCCCCCCTATGCTTCCCGGACCGCAATTAAATTGCTGTTCTGAACTTCGATTGCCTGCGTAGACGTATTCTGTACCGCTACCGTAACACAACAACCGCGAGGAACGTCCACATATGCCTGCGCCGAAACGTTAAAGAAGTTTTCAACTGCCGCCGGTGTAACAATCATTCGAGTTGACTGCAACGGTTCTCCGTCAATTGCAATAGCCAGTGAAATAGCTTCAACTGTGCCACCTGTAGGGATTTGAATGTTTCCGGAATAAGATACCAAAAATCTTGCCCGGCACTGATTTGTAAGTCCTCTCAATTTGACAATGCCGCTTCCCTGTCTATGAATAATACATTTTGTTGCGCATACCGGAGTTTCTGTAAATGCTACATCTTCTCCCTGCGCGACAGTTTGAATTGCAATTCCTGTAAATTCTGCCATAATTATTTACCTCTCTTTCAAAAATAAGGGCAAACATTATAGTCTGCCCTTTGTGTTTATAAGCAATACTGCACAGCAGACATAATCGATTTAAACTCAATTAAGATACTCAATTATTCAATTTTGTGTAGCAGCTACTTTTAGCAGCTACATCCTGTGTTGCATCCACAGCCATACGCATAAGCGTTAGGATTTGGAACAACATATGCCGGGATTGCAGCCGGATTTACAGCGTTGATGATCTGCTGTGTCTGCGCTGACATTGCAGTAGTGAGCAATGCAGACTGGCGATCCTGTGATGCGGCTCTTCTTAAGTCATTATTTTCTGCCTGTAAGGAAGAAATCTTTTCCTGACACAGGTAATCAAGGATTGCCCTTGTTCCTGCCTGCTGGCTGTCGATAATGTCTCTTGTGTTGCTGTTCATGGTGTTCTGCAGTGCACATGTGTTCTGTGACATATTGTAGTTTACACCCTGGATAGCTTCTCTGGTCTCACAGCAGCAATTAGCCAGCTGGGACTGTAAAGCATTCTGCGCCTGCATAAGTGTCACGTTTGTGGTATTAAATCCCTGCTGTGTCTGGTAGCCAAGGTTGCAGATTGCATTGTCTACACCATGGAAACCGTTCATAACGGCGGTATTCTGTGCGTAAAATCCATCACAGAGACCACTTGTGATACCATCTAACTTCCCGATGATAGCCTGCGTGTCAAATCCACGCTGAATAGCGGAATCAGTATAAGCAGCCGCCGTTGCGCCATTACCTCCGTTTCCTCCCCAGCCATTGCCGCCAAAGCCGCCCCAGCCAAAAATCATAGCGAAGATAATGATAGCCCACCAGCCATCGCCGCCCCACATGCCATCATTGTTTCTTCCGTTTCCTGTCACTGCTGCAATATCAGCAAGACTAGGAGATGCGTTTCCATTAAACATTTTGTTTACCTCCATCTGATTTATTTACAAATGGGATAACCGGTTATTATGCGCGCAACCCAAAATGTACTAATGATTAAACATGCTCATAACTTTCTGTTTTGCTTCATCTACCGTAATTCCTCTTTCTTTACAGAGATTCTCTGCCATTGTCTTAAGTCCACCTGTATCTCCGCTTTGATACATTTGCATGGCATTTTTTGCCATAGGATTGTTTTGAACCTGCGGAGAATTCATCATTTGATTTAACAATAATTGTGCCGGATTCATTCTGGATCACTCTCCTTTTTTACCTGTGAAGTTTTTCTTTGACCGCTCGGGATTTTATCTAATCGATTTTCTATTTGTTCAATCTTTCCAAAAAGTTCATCGAACTTCTGCATAAATGCACCTGTGCACTCGTCTGATAGGTCAAATTTCAATTTTTCAGTATCATGCGATAAATTGCTAACAGTATCATGCGAAACTGGCTTAAAAACGATTGTGCGAATTGTGCCATCTGCGTTCCAACTTTTAGCGTATATTTCTGTCATATCCTGTTTTGGGAAAAATGCAACGCTGCCATCCATTGGCACATCATTGGCAGTGATGTTTTCTACCGCCGGAACTACTTTTCCATTTATGCCAAAAGTTTGAACCGGGATCTGCTGCTGAATTTGCTGCGGTGCCTGCATATAATTTTGTGTATTATCAATGCGTGGCTGATTCATATACGGATTGTATGCGTACTGCTGCCCGTATTGCTGCATCTGCTGATTATAAATCGGATTCTGGTATGCTCCGCTCATATTCATCCTGTTTGACCTCCTCTAAAACATCTTCTATTGCGTGTATGATAGACGACTGCGTTGACAAGTCCAAGGACTGTAACTCTTTTCTGGCAAAAATTTTTTCAAGAACTTCATCTGAAAACACCACCATCCCTCCCTTTGATTATATTTTTGCATAAAAAAAGGCGGCAAAACCGTCACGATTCCGACAGTTTGCCGTCAAAAAATACAAAAAAAAAGAACGCATTAAGCGTCCATACATCCGTTCGTGTTACCTTTAGTGTTACCTTTGATTTTGACCTTTAGAAAAGACACCATTCAAAAACTCCTTTCTTTCAGTAAAATCAAGGCTTCACAAGGTTTTCTTAAATAAAAATAAAGTAGCGGAAGGGAGATTCGAACTCTCGACACTACGGGTATGAACCGTATGCTC